TGAATTACAAGTTCTGGATAGAGTATTTGGAAATGGGTTTGGTCAGCAGATTATTCAAATGCATGGAGGATTAGGACCAATAGGTATTAATGTATCTAAGACTGCTAATACCATGAAAACTATGATGGCTAGCGCAGACTTTAGCGCACCCTTTAGACAAGGATTAGGATTAGCTCATAGAAAGGAATTCTATAATTCATTTGCTAATATGTTTAAGTATGCAGGATCTGAAGATGCATTCGTAGCATTGAAAGATTCAATAGAATCACATCCTAATTTCTTATTATCTCGTGATGCAGGATTATTTCTTGCTAGTCATGATCTACATGGATTTGAAGAAGCATTTATGGATTCTTATGTTAATGACATCCATAAATTCATGGGGAATAAAGCTAAATATTCTCCAGCAAGAGCATCTGAACGTGCCTATGTAGGATTTCTCAACAAACTAAGATTTGACACGTTCAATAATATGTTAGAGAAATTAACTACGCAAGGATATAATGCAGAGGAAGTTGCAGGTCCATTAGCTAAGTATATTAACGTATCTACAGGTAGAGGTGAATTAGGTAGAGCTTCTAAATATGCTGATGCGCTCAATACTGTTCTATTCTCTCCTAGATTAATAAGTTCAAGACTGACAATTCTTAATCCTAAATATTATGTTGATGCTCCGGATTATATTAGGAAAGAAGCAATCAAAACTCTCCTAACAATTGGAGGTTTTGTTGCAATGGCAGATGAAGTTGGTTCTGTTTTAGGTGGGCAATTAAAAGGCAATCCTTTAAGTTCTGATTTCGGTAAGATTAAGTTTGGTAATACAAGATTAGATCCTGGCGGTGGATTCCTTCAATATGTTGTATTAGCATCTAGGTTGGCTAGAAATAAGGTAACTACCTCTGCTAATAAAACTATTGATATGAGTAAAGGAGGATTCAAAGATCCTAATAGATGGTCATTAATGTTTGGAGATAAGAATGCGCCGGGATTCATTGAGAATAAAGGTAGCCCTATGGCAACTTTTATCTCTGGAATGTTAAGAGGAAAAGACTTTGCAGGTCAGCCCTTTGATACTAAGAAAGAATTGGCAGACAGATTTACACCTCTTATCATTCAAGATATTAGAGATGTTGTCAATTCAGATCCTGATTTATTACCCTTAGGCTTCCCTGCTGCATTCGGTATGGGCGTTCAAACGTATCAGACTAGACAAAAAGGAATGTCATTAAGTGGACCTTCTATGAGTATGGATCTTAGACCATAATCAAATATCAATATTAATTCCAAATCTCTTAATGTAATCAAGTTCAGAAATTTCTACGTTTGTTTTCTTATTCTTGTAAATTCTTTCTACTGGATTAAATAAATACCAATCTTCTGCTCTATCAAAAACAGTTCCTTCACTTCCTGGCCTTCTTCTTTGATTGAAGAATTCTTCTTGTCTCTTTGATCCATAATTATAATTAGGTTCCTCCTTTGGTTCTTCCTTCTTTATGGGTTCTTCCTTTATTACTTCATCATAAAAGACATCATTCCAAAACCCCTCTCTATATTGCTGTCTAGTTTTCTCATCATTCCACATCTTATGGAACCAATCTGAAGGACCATAAGGAGTTGAATAACTTGCAGTTCTAGGACCCGCACTTGCATTTGGAGTAGAAACAGGAGGTTGTTTAGGTTGAGTAGGAGTATTAGCAAATTTATGACCAGCTAATAATTTACATACCCTACGCGCGGCAGAGTTTGCCTCATTATCATTAGGATTATTATTAGCTAATTTTATTAGCTTTTCGATTTGATCGAAGTTCATATTAAAGTGCCGGAGGAGGGATTCGAACCCTCACGATATTTCTATCTCAGGATTTTAAGTCCTGTGTGTCTGCCATTCCACCACTCCGGCTTTTCCTTATTCAATTAACAATGCCCTACAGATAGCACCAAATAAATGATCTTTTCTTCTTTGTTCTAATGGTAAATCATCGTAAGGAACAAAACATGGATGTTCCTTCTTCTCCACATTTTTAATTGGACCATACTTCCATCCATTTATTTTCTTTTCCTGTAACCAAGAATCATGGCTAGCCGATGAGGGCGCGTTAGGATTAGATTGAATAAATAAAACTCCTTTAATGGCTGAATCTTTTTGCCAATCAGGAGCGGCATACCAAGATACTTGTGTAAAATCCCCAATCAATTCACAATATGTTCTGTTAGCTTCGTGACATACTCTTGCAATATCTTTAATGTCCATTATTTTCTCCTTATCTAGTTACTCCTGATCCAACCATTACATAACCATTGAATCCATCAACTACGTAATTTCCAATAGTCCCTTTTACTGTAGCTGATCTAGTATCTGTCTTTTGATTTTCTCTTATTGTTGCTTGCCCATCTGTATCCCATACCCAATCTGCTGAATAAGTATTGTGTTGAGACTTTGTTACGGTCCATTGAATGTTAACTACTCCATCAGGAATCTTAGTGATCAGAGTTATTCCCCTTTGATCTAACTTAAAATCTGCATCTGGAATAAGTTGACTTACAGATAGCACTGTTTGAGTAGGTTGTGTGCCCCCTGTAGGACAAACTCTTATTGTAGTCTGTAACCAGGTTCTTGTCTCAATTGAATTGACTCCTCTAGTTACAGTGGTGCTAACAAATAGACAATTCTTAATACCACTAATGTTAGCACTTTCAGTTGACGATTGTTCTGCGTAGGCTGGTAACGCAAGAATTGTGAATAGAACAGCTAATTTTTTCATTTCAATTATCCTTCTGCAAAATGGCTAGCAATTCTGTGGGCTTTTTGAATTTGAGTGTAACATATGTCTTTTCTAATTCTCCTCTAATTTCTAATAGGATTGGACATAAGGTAACAAAATATTCACATCCTTCATGGATAGCTTCCATAATTTCTTTTTTATGATCCATCCCACAATGATGGCAATAGAAATTAGGATGCATTTTCACTTCCACCTTTCAATTTCAGTAAATCTATTTTCGGGAGTTCTTCCTTCATATTCCATAATTTCAACTTTTTCTAGGCATATTGTTTCTCCTGAATAATGAACCTTATCTAATAAATCTTTCAGAAATTTTAACATATCTTCCTGATTTTCTATGTAGTAATCTACGTTTTCTATTGCAATATTTTTCTCTGACCACACATCAATATTAATCATTTCTGATAATTCTCCTTAATCCACTTAGATACCTTTTCATTTTCCATATTCAATCTGTAGATTATTTCTGTTCCCCCACCAGATTGAACGATTGCATCAAATTGCATGAGAAAAACTATTACATTATCTAAATCCTCATGACTTATTTTCAATCCTAAATTCTTTAATATTTCTTTTCTTCCCACAGAAAAATTAGGTTGATTAGATATATAACTAAGAATTAAACCCCGTTTACTAATTTCAGTAAGATCTTTCTTATTACTTAATGTTCCACTTATTTTTCTTGTAGGAATAATTAAGGGTAATGTTACCTCAAATGATTCCTCTAAATCTTCCTTCCTAATTTCCAAATCGCATCTTCTACCTGCCGCTATTAGCATCGCATTCTTAATTACGAAATCTTCTACTCTTGATACGAATCCTGTTTCATCTTGTAATGTAGGTGCTATCTTTGTTACAAAATTTGTATACCATGAATCAACCTCATGGCGTAATTCTTCTGTCATTGTAAATTCGCCAGTCAATTTTGCTAATGGCATAAGAGCTTCAGCCAATTTAGCATCATCACTCATTATATTAGGTTTGAACATTAAAGAGTTAACTACTCCAGGCTTATACTCAGATACTACAAACATTCTTCCTATCAATCCCCCATGAATATTCTTATCAGGAACAAACTCTTTGAATAATGCTTCATTAGTTCCAGATAACCAAGTAATAGTTGGGCGCACTAATTTATGAGACTCTCCTACCTTTAGATTGTATTTCCATTCCCCCTTATTGTAGATTCGATCATATAGATTCGTGAAAATATCCATAGCACTTGGATTTGATATGATTGAAGAACTCAATTCAGATGCTACCACGAATCCACACGAATCCTTTAAAGGCTCTTTCTTTTCTCTAGTCTGGAAAGTGCCTAACTGTTTAATAATAGCTTCTATAGACGAGCGCCCATTAATTACTCTGGTATTATCTACTAACTTAACTACGTGCTCCGCTAATGCTATAGGTGGACCTTTTCTTACACCTGATGGACCATATAATAGCACGTAAATGTTTGGATAGAGTCTATAGGCATACATGTCAAAATATACTCTATCCTTTAATACTGCACTTACTGCGGATAACGCTGACCAGTAGTAAAATCTTTTAGGCGCTTCATATTCTTTGTTTGAATCGACTACTAAATCAATGAAGCTCACTTAATGTCCACAAAGCTGTCCATTTTCAATACAATTCAAACAAACGTAAATATTTTCTTTCCTTGCTAATGAATATTCATCATCACCAAGAAAGGGATTATGTTCTGTTAACTTAAGTCCTATTGCCTTTCCATTTTTTCCCTCTGAATACCCAATAAGATAATATATTTTATCTCTTATTTTAAATGTTGTATTAGGAGGATACTTTAATATCAATTCTTTTATACATTCAGGTCTACTTTTAAACCAATCGCTGTTTACGAATTCAGTCATTAAACTCATTTCTTTTTTTCTCCTTTTTATTCTAGATTATTCTAATATATATCCTTCTGCACCCATAACAGCCTTAAAATCTGAATCGTTCATTTCTAATTTTCTAATTTCCCATTTCATTATTACACAAAGTCTTTCTATTATTGATGTGTCATTCTCAGAACCAAGAAAATGTAAAGTTTTTTTATCTTGATAACGATATTCTGCGGTTTCTACTTTTGTTAAATATATAAATGTAATCGAAGCTTTGTTCAATTCTAAATATTTAGGGGAAATCAAATAAATCATGCCACCTTCTCCCTTTTCTTATATTTTTTCAGATCACAATAGTCAATACCAATTTCAACATCTGTAGGAATAACCAAAGCTCGCCTAGGTATACTACAAGTATCGAAAAGAATAGGCTCAGCAAAATAAGACTGAATCTCCAAGACATCATCATTGAGAGCACTTCTATCAGGAATGAGAAATGCCAGCGCATCATGAGCCTCGCATGCTATTTTAATGTGCCAAAGATTCTTACGAACTTTTAAGAGGACTTGTTTAGTTTTATCACTTACTGTTTGTTGGGGAATAAAACTATATGCCCCTTTCCAAAGATCGCGAGTATCCATTTCGTCGAAGAAATATCTAGATGCTCCGTATGTCCCAATGATTCGTCTATTTCTACGTAACAACTCCTGAATAGTACTATGAAACACAGTTTGAATTTTAGGGGTATCCCTTTCCAAGATTTTGAGACATTCACCAGCCCGCCATTCAGAGATTCTAATAGGGATTTTATACTTTCGTGCGTCAGTGTTGACATTAATCATTGCCTCATGTTTACCAATACCTAAATGATAAGCATGCCGAAGTGTTTTGCCCACGAAGCGTTCAGGACATTCATATCCAAGAATCTTTTTAGAATAACTTGCCTCTCCGCCTCCAAAAAACTTAGACGCCGTAAGAGCATGTTTATCTCCGGTATCATAGGATCTGAGGGTTTCCTCGTCGTCAGCAAGTAAAGAACAAACTCTCGCTTCTGCCTGCGATTGATCAATATTAACAATAACATAATGAGGATCTGCAACAAGAATACTACGTATATCATTTCCTATGTCTCCATGTTTACTTACAGTCTGAAGCGCCCAGCCTATTTTCTCTGGACGTATAGGCTCTTCTAATTTATTGGTAGAAGTTCTGAAATTCTCAGTTCCAGAAATCAACCAAGTGGTTTTCATTCTTCCATCGTAGTCTGGTCTTGCTGCTAGATATTGTAGTGCTTTGTCTACTCTTCTCCATTCCAATACTAATTCGCATAACTTAATATGTTTACCTTTCTTTAATACATTTCCTATAAGTGCAGTTAATACCTGTTCTCCTGTTCCATCTCTTTTAGGAAACTTGAGTTCCTCATAAAAGAGTTTAGCTATTCTTACCGGAGAACCTAAATTAATTATTTCAGTTATTCCAAATTCTTTGAGAATTTCTTGAAACTCTTTTTCCAGTTTAACAAGCCAATCCACATATTTATGAATGAGGACTTTACGTTCATTCTCATCAATCTTGAACCCGGTATTGTCCATCTCCAAATAGGGGCGATGTAAGGACATTCTCCAAGAAGCGTGTTGTATCCCGTAGGGTATTTCTTTAAGATCAGATAACTGAACGTCAAAGATTTCTCTTGTGACACACGCATCCTTGCAATTATAAACAAATAATTCTTCGATGTTATCCTTACCTGGAATAAAATTTCTTCCCTCATATTTGTAGTAAGGCTCCTCAGTATCAATCGAAGTATTGAATGCTAATCCTTTAGGCATTTCTGATGATCGGCAATGCGATCCTATCATAATGTCCCAAAAGAGATTAATGTAGAATCCTAATCTATTTACTTTATCTTCGTCATATTTGAAGTTCTGACCGATGAACTTAATTCTGGGGTTAAGAAATAACTCGGCAAGTTGTTGCCATATAAACGCGAGATCAGTGGAAGGAATCGTGCTGACTTTGAGGTTGTAAGAATAACTCTTTTTGGGATGTGGTTCGTTGTGACATTGAATATGAATGTTGTTCCATAATGGGATACAGAAACCTTCATAATGTTTAAAGGATAAACCAATACAGATTGGAATATTTTCAATTGCTTCAATATCAACAGCACAAAATTCTTCTTGTCTGAATCGTTCAATAAAACGGTAGACATCTGTAGACGATCTAGCAACATGAAGCAATCTTTGTGGGAGCCTGAAATCAGAATAGTTAGATTCCTTAACTGCCCTGGCAACATCAAACTTCCTCACATATCTTTGCCATGATTTCCATTGCCCCTCACCTTGTCCATGTAATTCAGCGGCGGGATGCCATGTAAAAACCGCTTTAGTCCCATTATAATTAAGAATGCTACCACGCCAAACATTAATACCATTATTCTTTCCAGATTTTCCCGTGAGAGAGGCAAGAACGGGATCACCCAAACCAAGAATACAATTAGGTTTGGTCGCATTTATTTCCTCCTGTAGGTCTACTAATGCATCCTTTATGGATAATCCTATTTCCTGATAACGCTTGAATTCATTATTTGGAAGTTTATACTTAAATACATTTGACATATATACTTCTTCAGGATTAATACCTGCTTCTCTTAAATCCTGACGTAGTATTCTACCTGACGGACCTACAAATGGTCTACCTGCTAATACTTCATCACCCGCAGGCGCGATACCTATTACAGCTAACTTAGAATGTAAAGGTCCGAAACCACCTACGTAGGTTGAATGCTCGCTCATTTTTTATTAACGGGTTTAGTTGCTACCATTGCCAATGTTCCATCTGGCCTATACATCTTAACAACTAGAGTATCATTTTCGATTGTTTCTTCAAATCTATATCCTGCTTGTTTACCTAACGCTTTGAACATTTCAATTGAATAATTTTTTATAGAAATAATATCATCAGTCATTTCTTTGGCCTCTTAATCTCAATTTTCCAAACAGTAGGATTCATCATTAGATTAGCAACAAATGCCTCTGCTATAGAACCATACTTCTGAAACTGTCCATGATCAATGATAAACATTCTATGGTCATAACCAATAATCTCTATGTTAATTCCCTTTTTCATAGGTTCCATTCCTTAGAAATTTGAGCGCCTTATCTCTAGTCATCTTTTCCAAATGACCACTAAACTTGGAGAATGATTTTGCTAATAGGAGAGATTCAGATACATAACCATCTGATAGTCCTAATTTTCTAGCAGTATCAGATACTCTCCACTTACTTCCACGTATATTTTCATATTCTTGTTGCTTTAAGGTGTGATAAGTGAGTATACCTAAACATTTCCTGAACCATTGTTTTTCATTTCTAATTTCTTGGATTAGATCCATTTAGGTGCCTCACTATTCAATAACATGACCGAAGGAATACCATCTGGATAAACTCCACAATGAATATTCCCCCGGTCCCATCATTCTTATTCCGAATCTAAGTTAGACAAACTTAGGTGAACTTAGACTCAACCAGAGGCACATAGTTTATTTTCATAAACTTCCTACTTCTGAGAATGTTCCAACATTCAGAAAAGAATGAGTCTCTTACTACGCAGGTGGAAGGAAATCACCAGGCTTGGATTGAATCCTTCCATTGTATTCAGTATTGATCACATTTACTCGGAACTTCTTACCTACACAACTATTGGGATCAATTGCAACAGTAGGAGTTTCTCCCTTGATGAGTTTCTCCCACTGATCTGCAGGAAATCCACATGCAATGAAGAAATTCTTACCCATGCTGATAGCCTTCTCACTCAAGAAATAATCTTGAAGGGGATAACGCTGTCCCTTATAATCCACTTCAATCTCAAACTTGTGAAGTGCTGCACCCTTACCATCAACGTCAGGCTTATACCCAACGCATTCACCATTCTTAATTCCGGGTTCAACAACTTCAGCCTTCAGCGCGTCTTTCTGAGTTACAGTAATCATCTTGTTTTCTCTTTTCTGTCAATTTCAATCTACATCGCTCTCATGATACGGACCATGAGCTGTCCACTTACATTTAGTTAGGCAGTTGGATTCTTCAAAAGCTGTTCCAATTCCGCCTTACGCTTAGTCAACTTTGCAATATTCTTATCGGTATCCCTAATCTCCTGTTCAACTCTTTCCTTAGTAGATTCAAACTCTTCAGATATATCTTTCTTACCCTCTATTTTGTTCATAGTTTCTCCTAATTGAAACCTTCAATATGCTTCAATGCCTCTTCTGTAGTTTTTAACTGTCCTCCCATCATTAACATAGTTGTTAACATTATACCTGAATGATTTTTGGTTTCGTCATGTTTACCCAAATCACTCATCATTGAGACAAGACCTTGATTAATATCTCCAGACTCAATCAATTCAATGGCTCTTTGTTTGCACCATTTCATATGTTCATCTCTAGTCATAATGCTCCTAAAATGCAACTACTTTAGGTTTATTCGGATCTTCCCTTGGTGTATCTTTCACCTCCTGTGATACTTGTGACATTACAATCTCACCAAAGTCCTTATCCGTCCAATCAAAGGATTGTATTCCTATAGAAGTTTTACAATCATCTGTAGGAGTTCCTATTGTGTTAACCTTGTAATGAGGCTTCTGTTTCCCCATTTCAATACCTTCAAATTCCTTATGAAACAACCATATCTCATTAAAGAATCCGGGAACTGCGGCAGGAGCTTTCTTACCTTTGGTGAGAATTTGATTAATGGTAGTAACTACTCTTTGTCCTTGTTCTAAGGAAACTATTTCATAGGGAGTAATATGTGCTTCAAGAGTAGTATTGCAACCATTAGCTTTCATCTGTTGGAAGAATGCAATTAAATCATTAATAATCGCTGCATCCTCAGCATTATAATCTTCTAGTTCATTAACTGGAATACCTCCTATGATTCTTCCAGCTTTAGCGCCTGAAGATCTAGTTTGTCCTGATTTAGCTTTGATTAAATGATTGAGGATTAGATAGATGAAAGAGGTGAGACTAGCTACATGAACTGATTTGAATTCAGGACGAGCTATGAGCGCATCCATCTTCTTATCAATCTTATAATAACCTGAACCTAGAGGATAATCATCTACTTCAATATCTTTGATACCTTCAGGTCTATCCTTATAATAATTGATTACTGATTCAAATCTACCTTCACAATTGAATACATATACAGGTCTAAATTCTTTTGCACATGCAGCTATTGTTTTTCCGGTTCCATTATGTCCTTTGAATAATGCACTGAATACAGGCCTAATGAGATATTCTTCAGCTTTCATTTTTTAATCTTTTCTCCTGTAACGAAATCTGTTTCCTTCAATTTAATTTCCCTTCTTACAATTCCTAATGAGTGACTACAATCCTGCCAAAGATCCCAAGTCATTTTATGAGTATCAAATTTATCTAATACCCGTTCAATTACCTTCAGTTCTTCCAATGTCATTGGCATGTTGTTCATATCCTACTATAAAGAAATGAAGATGTTGTTCGCTGCAAAAATGATATTCTTTTGCCTCAACATTCTTTAGGAGAACTTTATATCTCTCAATTTTTACCTCTTTACTAATAATTTGTTTACACAGATCACATTCATAAACAGGCTCAGTTCTTAATGTCATTTGCTACTGACTTCTCCAATTCTTCAAAAAATTGTTCCGCGCTCTTAACCTTTTCTTTAGTCTCTTTCTTATGTTTCACACAATCAATGCAACAAGGCTTCTCCATTTGCAGCGCGCGCTTATCCAATACGAAAGGTTCTTTACATCTATTACAAGTTGATAATCTACCTATCAGAATTGGAACAGAGAACTTACTATTCATATGCTCATAATGAGTGCATCCTAGTTTCTGACACTTCATAATATAAGCATCCTTTAATCTTACGCGACGATATAAATGGGCGTGCCTTGATTTGGGCATGATCTTTATCCTACTTTACTATTCTTACCTCTTTAATCTCATGATCTTGGATTACCAAGCTTAAAACTGTCAAATCAATTTGTCTGTCTTGTAACGGAGCTTTTATTTCGCCTAATCCACAAATTCTTAATGGAGTAGGACAATATCCTACCTTTAATGCATTAATATCTGAATGAAAATATATTACTCCCCTTTTATGATCTATTTGCAATTCACCTTTTATAGTTGTAGTAAAAATCATATTAAAATTCCTCCGGATTCCACGGTTCTCCAACTGTAAAGTATCTCTGTAATTTCTGTTCTCTTAATTCCCTACTAACAGCACAGATACCACCCTGATTATACTTATCACTAAACGGACAAGCAAAGTGGCCATGAATGCACGATGCAGTATTCATTGGATAGAACTTGTCCTCATTTGCAATTAGCATTCTCTTAATGTAATAGGGCACTGTCTCATTCTTGAATTCTTCCAGAATATCATTATCGAAAGATATAATCTCCAATTTGAATTTCTGTTCTTCAGGAACTGTCTTTTGAAATCCAAATCGCTGAACACCGAATATGAATGTTTTACAAGCAATCGCATATATCTTAAACTGATTCCTCATTGCAGAATAGAACCATCTTTCTGCTTCACTCTTAACATCCACAGGTATTAATGGTAATTGTGGATTAGATAATCCTAAGTCTATTCTTCCTGTAAGAAATATTCTTAATCGCAGGGCAGGATCTTCATAACCAAGTATTCTAAAATGTTGCTCAGTGAATCTAGGAATCCACGATTTAGTAGTCTGGAACTTAAAGAAAGCAATGAGATTATGCAATACGTCAAGAGAATCGTCAGGACCAAGATTATTAAATTTGACAATCTCTTTCTTTGCAGCATCAACTCCATTTACAGACGCCTCCTGATAATCCTTCCCTTCAAGTCTCGCTTTCCAATATGCATGTATTCCGACGTGTGATAATTGTCCTTTTTGAATGGATTTACTAACTCCAAGAACAGGAACCAAATGACGATTAAAAACATAATCATATTTCCTAGGACACTCCATAAATGAAGTTAGAACTTGACTATCTACTTGAACATTAGTCCATTTTTCTGTTTCTATATTTTCTAATAATTCAGTCATAATTTATTTTTCTGGGGTTTTGGTTCCCAAGTTTCTGCAATTATTTCCATACTTGAACTCATTAGTTTTTGAGGCAGACCGCCATCTCTTTTCCATTCTACTGCAATTCTAATATCTTTACGACCCTCCCCAAGTAGTTCCTTAAGATCATCCATTGTATATCTTTTTATTACCACGTCAAATTCCTTTATAATCATAATTTCTCTTTAATCATTTGCCAAAATGTAGGCAAACGTCTTTTAACATATCCCATAAATGCATAAAGAATTTCCCCTTCAAGGAAAATCTCATTAGTAGGAAATCCGTCTCCATTCTCAGTTGTTATTACTAATTGATCTCTGCCCTCATCCATGTAAATGTAAACACCATCACCTAAATATTCTTTATTCATTTTTAGGAATATCTTCCTTATCAATAATTTTAGTTCTCCTAGTCATCTCCACTAGATTGATAATCTTATAAGCAAATGATGCAGGTATTTCAATTTCATCATAAGTATCATCCTTATGTTCCTGAATGATACTAATCTTACCATTCTCATCTATTGTAGCTCTAAGATTAGTTTCCTCAATAGTAGCTTTTGCATGGACAAATCTTCTTACTTTGCCATCGGGTAGCTGTGGTCTATTAAATCTACGATGATAAGGTCTATTCGCCATTTTTAAAATACTCCCTCTTTAGCGACACATACCAATCTTTTGATATTGGATAAATAAAAGTTAACCAAAATAGTTCTAAATGAAATCCCCCTTTTAATCTAAAAATACCAAATAATCTACTTGCTCCATAATGCCTTATGAGTAATCTTCCAATTATCATCTTTTAATTGCCTCATTCAATAAATGAATTTCCTCTCCATATTGAACAGAAGATTCAAGTGAATCAAAAGTTTCTCCTTTCAGTAAAGCTAGAACCAATATGCATAAAGCTTTAACTACTTTCCATTGCCATGTAGTCATATTTTCTAATCCACAGTAATTAGATAAAACTTAGCATTCACATTGTTAATGTTCATGAGATTCTTAGGATTGATTACCTTTCTTCCTGTAGTTATTTCATACTCCTTTAAATAATCTTCCCTAGTAACTTCTGCTGTTACTGTAAAGGATTGATCTGGATGCCACTTGAAATCATAATCCGTGTATCCAGTGTATTTGGTTCCAATTTTCTTCTCTTCCAAAAAGATTGCGATCATAGTAAATACTCCTTCATTGGAGGAATGATTGTTATGTCTTTCTTTATTTTCCAACAATACCTAATCGTTGCCCATGTTCCTGATCGTAACGAATGCTCATGTTCTTTAGGCGTAGCTATTAATCTCGTTACGTTATCTACTATGTGACGATTCCTATTCAATGGAGCATCTTTCGGAAACCATCTTACTATAATCTTTACTCCATTATGATCGTATGTAGTCCACTGTCCATTATCGTTATTGAGAACCTTCTCCTTATTGAAACAGAATGCCCTTTTCTTAAAGTGAGTCGAAGGATATATAGAATATACTCCAACGCCTTGTTCTAACGCAATATCATTCGCTTCACAATCAGAACCTATACAATCTCCATGAACAAATTCTGATACTTTTAATAAATCAATAAGTTTTCTCAATTCATCCTTCTGAAATTGAGTCATTCCGTTCTGAGTTCCCGTGAAGCCTAGTTTCATATTCCTCCTTAATCACCTCAATCCAAGAATGTTTTGGACTAGGCCAACTTGCATTGCAAAAGTGATGTAAGTGTCTTACGTTATACTTTGCTAATACACAATCTCCTACTGGACTATGCTTGTAACAAAATGCAGTTTGAGTAGGTTCCTGTTTGCAGTAAGGACATTTCATTTTACTTTATCCAATAACAAATGAACTATCCAAAGTCCACCAAATGTTCCTAGTAAATAAATGAATAGAAAGAATAAATATTGTTGCCACCATTTCCAATTATGCATAATCATTATTTCCTTCTTTTTTCTTGTTCCATTAACCAATCGTTCCACAAAAGCTTATTCATATAATAACTAACAGAACATCCTTCATGTGCAGCACGTCTTATCAATTCATTCTTCTGATATTGATACAAGCTAAATCCACTATGAGTTCTGCTCACTCCATTGTTCGACCTTGGAAGTATCTTTAGTTTTCTCATATTCTTGTAATCTCTTTATAAAAGTATGTATTGGCATATCTGTTTCAAAACTAATCCAACCTGCACGATTAATGAAATAATCTAATAGCTTTGTTATTTCCTCATCTGATATTTGCATTCCATGACAATTGCAATCACATTGATTACAAAATTCATGTAAATGACTGCTACAATCCTCTGATTTCATTGCTTAATATCTTTCAATACACCCGCAAGACTAATTGGATGCTGAACTATCTTAGTTTCTTCAGGATACAATGATACCTGAGCAGGAACTATTACAAACCTATTTAGATGTAAATAATCCTGAAATAATCCTGCTATCTTCTCAGGTGTAATTTCAGCAGGATATTCAGTTACAAAATCTATTACTATTCTACGTCTTTCTCTTTTAATATTTAGGTCCATTTTTTAATTCCAATTTGCCTTACGAGACATTTTCTTAATCTTATTGAGTCTACGTCTTTTAAGAAGATAACGTTTCAATCCTCTTTTGGTTTGCCATTTTCCTTTGCCCTTCATAGTTGGAACATGGGCAAGTTTAATTAAATTCATATGTCTTTTAGAAGTCATATTAGAACTCCACTAATTGAGCAGGTATTTTAGAAGCCTTACCAAATCGCTTCTTAAGAATCATGTCTGCTAGTTCAGCCATAATCTCATTTTCTTCCCACTTAATATTTTCTTCTCCTTTATTCATAGAACGCCTGAAATTCAATCTTTTACGTTCTACTAATTCAGTCAACATTGAATCTACCGTTCCATCTGCAATGAAATATGGAACTCTAATAGATACTTTCTTTTGATTTCCATCACCATCAAATAGGAAATTCTGGAGATATTCGGGCATCTCTCTCCTAGTTAATGGTCTTGAGAATCTTAGTTCAGCTTGTTCTTCATTAGCGGGATTCCATTGCCTCTCTAACATCATCGCATTCTGACAGAACTGAATATTTAATCCTTCTCCTGATGCTAATGTTGATGCAATGAGAATACGATTCTTAGGATCATCCTTGAATTTCTGAATAACATCATTACGTTCATCTGATGATCTTCCACCGAATAAACGTAATGTTGGATTCCATCCATTCTGAACTAACCAAGTATCTAATCCCTCAAATGTCTTAGCATGATCACCGTGCTGAAGATGATTTCCTACATCAATGTGATGATGGAAGATAGTCATCTTATCTTCTTCCGGTGCATTTTCAATAAACTCTATTGCATCTTCAACTGCTACGCCTACCTTAGCTAATCCTGTAATATGCTTAAGCTTCATTATCTCAGCGCCTAACAGTCTCATATTCATGTTCTCGCCGAGATATGCTTGCTTAATATATTCTGCTACCTTTACTTCCATATCATTGTAGGCTTTTTCATACAGTTCGCCCATATCTACATATCTAATCTGCCTATTAATCTTAGGTAGATCAGGGAGAACATCATCACGCATTCTCCGTATTACTAAATCCTTTGTATATTCTCTGAATACAGGGATATTTTTAATTCCTCCCTGTCTATACTTCATCGTTTTTGTATCCAGATAAACGTCAACCCATCTGTTCTTAAAGTTTTCATAACTTGGAAACCTAATCGGGTCCAACATATTAAGAACCGGAAAATATTCTTGCCCTCTATTCTTCCAAGGTGTTCCACTAAGAGGGATGAAGTATTCAGATTTCGTAACCAACTTTCGTAATTCTGCAGTTCTAGTAGAGTCTGGATTCTTAAAATGTTGTATTTCATCTGCTACCACCGTTTTGAATCCAATAGCATCAAGTTTATCCGTTGGCATATTCCTTAATAGGTCCATTGAAATGATATAGACCTTAAGGCCAGGCATGATGAAATTACGTGGACTTGTAATAATTTGAGCCATCCATGCTGGACCTGCCCAATCAACAAACTCTTTACTTGCCTGTAACTTAAGAGTAGTCTTACATACCCAAAGAATAGGACATACATCTTCAGCATGTGCTAATGCAAATCCTATTGCTTGAATAGTCTTACCTAATCCTGGTTCATCTGCAATTAATGCACGCCCACCAGAGGATTCAAGAAACTTAATTCCATCAATTTGATAAGGGAATGGTCTTTTACCTGTTGCGCTTTCCCATTTATCAAAATCAAATCCAGAACCTTTAATGGATTCTGATTTAACTAAATGACCGCACTTTAGTTTAGTCCAATGTGCATCACCGAATTTAGCTCTTGATACTTCCTCAGCCTTAACTCCACAAACAGGACATACTTTATCTAACCTATGAAACTGTCTCTTAGGTTTGCTTTCACTTGGTTGAATAGATTTCCCTGCTTCCCAATTAACAAATCTACACGGCTTAGGATCTTTTAATCCTATTTCCCTAGCCTTTTCAGTCCATTCCCATCCATGACCCTTATCAGGACCAATTAGAGCATGAGCGCATTCATGCAGTATTGTTTCTTTTAATTGAACCTCTGAACAAGTATTCAAATACATCGTAGATATTTGAATACGTTTTTCATCATAATAACATGCAGCTGTAAACTGTTCAGACTTACTAAAACAAGTTCTCCAGCCCTTTGAATAAAGACCTAGTTCTCTTAACTTATCATCACATAATTTTTGCGCGTCATATTGGCGGATCATTTTTCAATGACTCCTAATGGAATTTTCTTCTTCAAACGTCTTCAAAATAAATCTAGCACCGTCTAAGAATAATCTCTTTTCTTCTCCGGAACCTTGTTCAGCTTTAGCGCAAGCACAACAAAGTAAGGCTCCAACGAAATCTAATAACTTAGTTGGGAAATCAGGAGAATCTACCTCATATTCATCATATAAAGATAATACATGCTCATTGAATTGATCTGCATTCATATTCATTTATCCTTAATAGATATAGAACTCTTAACTTCTAAATCAACTGATTCGTAAGTCTTACCTTCTGCTGTTTCTATTAGCTGATATAATCTTTTATCTCTTAATTCCTCATTATCATAAATTTCATCTTCCATAATGAAAAATCCAAAATGATTATCATCACATTCTTCCATAATACCATATAGTTTCATATTTTATTTACCCGCATTCTTTTTCGCTTCTTGCATAGCTAATTCAAGACCATCTGCAATAGCTCTGAATATTTCAATTAATTTATCAGGTGACATTCCCGATAATTGAAACATTATCATTGCAGGAATTGCCATTTCCATTAAATCTGCAGTAAACTTCCAAACATATACTGATTGCATTGAATCAGTTGGAATAGTATCAATTCTATCTCTAATAGCTTTCATCACATGCTCATGAAATTCTGCACTCATAATTAAAAACTCCTTTATAAACTCATCAATCCAATCATGAACAGATAAACCAATATACAGAATAATGCGAATCTAAATGCTCTCATTTTTTAGTCACCTTATCAAATTCACGTTGTCTAGCTTGCGCTGCAACTTGTCTATATTTTTCCACTGTCATACCTAGTGACTTAGCCATCTTTTCTTCATCACTTAACTTAGCTACCTTAGTTGCTCTACCTGTTTCCTTACGAGATTTTTCTAATCCAGTTAATCCTGATTCCTCGCGCGCTTTAGCTTTTGCACGATTAATATAATCTTGATAAGGGTCAACTGAATATCTAATGTTGAATAGGATTGTTTGGAGAAACTCAATACGATTCTTTATCGCATCAAGGTCCATATTAACAATCGCTTGTGAATGATACGCGAATATATCGTTACGACTGTTAATAACTTGCTCTGAATTATCAAATCTTAAATTCTCAGGAATACCTAACAATTCATAGATTTGATTTAAGGCGGGATTATCACACTTAATTTCAGTTCTAACTCTTTCAACCTCAGCGCGCTCTACTTGCACTAAGTTATTCATTAATGGTTCAAAGCATTCATCACAAATGTAATAGTTAGGAGTCCATTCGTGACTAGCTTCTCTTAAACCATATCCTCTCTCAATACATGATTGGCAATATTTCTTACCATCATTTGGAACTATTAAATCATTCCTTTCTTTAGATGGAGAATGATTTATCTGTTCCTCTGTAACTAATACGTCATCGCATTCAGGGCATCTTCCGATTATACCCTTAGAAATTAGCTCTTTAATCATCGTATCATGATTAAGAGAACAATTCTTCTTTATCTCTGCTTTAGTATCTGCTTGATTTGATTCAGATACCACAGGTGCAGTCTGAATAGAATTAACAGCTGCAACAGGTTCACTATTAGACTGAGTGTTAATAGAAGCTTCATTTGTTTTATTCTTAGATTTAAAGTAACAGGATGTGCATAAATCTCCTGTTACTTTGCTTGTTATTTCTTTTTCTTTGCATTGTGTGCAAATCATTGTGGTGTCCCTTGTTGTCTTAATTCATAATCAGTTAAGGGCCTAACTTCGCCGTTATACTGTGTGCAATTACAATGAGCGCATCGTTCTTTATTTAATCTTTCACCATAATGTGCCCATTCTACGTGACCACATGAACACATATAATGGACATTCTGTAACCATTCTGTATGTGATTTACATTTGTGCATTGAATAATTCCTAAATTAGAAATCGAATTGTTTTTCTCTTTCCAAATTCTTCTTTTTTTCTTCTATTCTATACAATTCCATTCCCATCTTACGTGCTATTGGTTTAATATTCCTTTTACCAATAGATGCTAATTCCAAGGCAATCTTAGGGATTCTATATATCTTAGCATACTTCTTAATCAGTTCATCTCTTGTCATATTATTAGTGCCCAATTGATTCTAGGTTAGTGACTTCCCTAGAATCTCAGAGAACTAATGTTTTCTAATCATATTTCTTGAATAGGTCAATGCCTTAGCCTTAAACTTGACTGCATCGTTAATCATCGTTAAGAGATCGCTTTCTCCTAACTTAGACTTGGCCGCATCGATACTATCAAATACATCATACTCATATTCAATTTCACGTTCTTGCACTTTAACTATTTCTTTTCTGGTCATAATTTTCAACGTTTAATTGTTCTGCCACATCCAGAACACTGTTTACTGTTAGCTGATATTGTTTTGTCACAAGTTGGACAGTTTATGCACATGATTGAAACCCAAACCTTTTCATTAGGTTAATCACATCAGATTCAGAATTAACAACATATTCTTTTCCATTGATTGTGATAATCATTCTAATACTCTCTTTCATTGACCAATTTGTATAGTTGTTGGGTCATCTCATTATAGTGATGTCTACGCTCAATCTTCTTATTGATAATCTGTTGAATAATACCCCTATTCTTAGGAGTATCTTTCCATACTTCACCTCTCAATAGTGGACCTTTATCAGTCCTGAAATAGAATTCATCATAGACTTTGAATTCAGTTTCAATCTCTCTGAACTCTATTCCATCATCAATAGGATTGAAGTGAATTGCTTTCATATTTGAATACCTTTTCTCGAATCAAGGTTACTCAGAATGCGCCTAAATAGGCGATGTCAATGTTACATATGCATCATATCTCAATGCACTTGTATAGGTGAGATACCTATCCAAATCCTCATTGTAATACGTCATACTATCACAAAAGGTAAGCGCCTCTTTAAGAGAATGGAATCGTCCCAATACATGGTATCTATCCAAAACAACAACGAGCGCGCCTCTTGTATCAATCATAATCTTCATATTAACTCTCCTCATACCTAATCTTAATCTTGCGATTACGTGGTAATTCGCCTACATATTCCAACATTTCTGTTCTATCAGCGAATGATGCTATTTCCTGCTGATAACTGTTCCAACTGATAACTGTCCAAATGTAATAATCTTCTTTGATAATCATATATTCTCTCATTGTTAATTCAATAGTTATAATGGTTGAGTATAAAGATCGGCCCAACATCGGGCAAGGGTCGGCGAGCCATCGGCGAAAGGTCGGCGAGGCTTTCCCGCCCTAAGTCTCTCATTCCGAAGCACTTAGCCAAATCCCCCTATCTCTACCCGCTAAGCATACCACACCCCACCCCCCTAGTCAAGCATAGTGCAGGACCCCTAATGGGGGGTAGTGTAGTCTTATGTATTATTTTATATATATATTTATTATATATAAGAATACTACCCTCCATGTCCACTATAGGTGACATACCACTAGGGTATAGGGGGGTGTATAGGGTAGGTAGACAGGGGGTGTTTTCCTTAACCTATTGAAGATCAAACACTTAGGTCCGTTTCGCTTTCGCCGACTACTAGCCGATTTTTGGCCGATAAGGGTCCGGTCTTTGGCCGATACTTCGCCGGTAGAATTACAACTATTTAATATAATCTTGTAGGATCTACTTATAGGATTGAATTAACTTACAGGAATTAGATATGAGAGGATAAAAAAATAGGCTAGACTCGATGTTCTGAGCCTAGCCTGAATGCGCTGAGCGGGTGTTAGATGTTAGACTCGACCCTTATTCGCCTCAAACATTGCAAGAGTGTAGTCTTTGAAGCTTGGGACGAAATTCTTAAGAGTCTCGATTGCAGACTCAGCAGATACCGTTGGATTCTGTCGAATGAAATCACGCACCATGCGAGCCTGCGAATTAGCGATAGTCTCCTCACTAATCGGTTTCTTTTCATTCAGAACCTTTGAGTATGCGCTCTGCTTAGCACGCGCAAACAAGAGTCCATTCAAGTCTTCAATCAATTCTTTGTAAGCAGAATCGATTGTCTCATCACCTTTGAGAGCTTCACCAAGGAATGTAATCTGGTCGTCGGTGAGCTTAGCACCTTTGTGACGCAGATAGTTAGCTAGTCCAACTACCTTTGGATACTTGAACGGTTCTGAATCGTTCTTGTATACCTCTTTACCCTCATCATCCTTAACCGTGATTGAGAATGTATCCTGTTCGTAGGTCACAAACTCATCCGATGCAGTCGCGACTGCCTCTTGCATGTCAACGCGACCCTTAAGACCGTTCTGCTTCATTCGCTTCATACTCACCTCACAGCCGCCTTAATTGGCGTGAGAGGATTGTCTCAAAACGCGCTGAGCCTGTCAACAACTATCTTCACCTCACCTCATTTATTTTTCGAGCACCCGGCTCCGCCATTCATTGTTAGATACTCCCCCTATATCCAGCCACATATAAGAGTCCCGCCTTCTTTCGGCGTGAGATGGAAAACACAAGCTAATATAAAAAGAATAAAATAAATAGAGTCTCATATTTGAAAATAAAATAAAAAATAAAAAATAAAATAAAAATTTGACAATCGATTCGACCTGTGATACACTACGATTTGCTAAAGATTTAGAGGTAATGAAAGTTCAGACTGAAGATTCAGTTTTTCATTCTGAATTTTTTTCATTCTATAATTGTAAAAATTTTTAGAACCTAAGACTTTTTAGGAATTAAGAGAATGGAACTCATCCTTAACGAAGATGATGTTAAAGAAATAACATTAGATAATTTTATCAATCCAAACGATCATGGAAAAGTTATTGTCCCTAAAGATAATTCTAGGGAAGGCATTCCTAATCGGGATGATATAACGAAAGAAATAATTGCTTATGATGCAATTAAATATGGACCTAAAATAGCAGGAAAAATAAGTGGAGTGGATATTAGTAGTGCTGCAAGATATGAGAAAGGCGAACATATAGCAGATGAAGAAACAAAGGCGCGCATTCTAACTAAGAAGTTTGATATTGCAGATGTGGCGACTACGAAATTAATGGATGCGCTCGGATTAATTGAGATTGCAGATATTGAAAAACCATTAGACAAAATTCGCGCAGCTTCTATGTTATCTGGAATTGTTGAAAAGGTATCCGATCGTAGTGGAAATAATGCGGGTGGTGGAATTCATTTACACCTATATGCACCTAAGCAAAGAGAAGTTTCTAAGTATGAGGTGATCGATGTCTAACTCAGCGCATCGTTGGTATTGTAGGGAATGTAAAAGAGAATGGATTAAACCAGAGGAGTATTATGCTAATTCAGCTCCAGTCTCTATTACAGGTAATCCCTTAAACAATAAAAACTGTCCGATATGCGGATCTCCTGAGATAGAGCTAGTAGAATTCAAGCCTCAATTTCCTGGATTAGATATTCCAAGAGATCAAATCAATAAAGTAATTCCCGTCCAAAGCGTAGCTACAATTCCTGGTTTAACAAATAATTCGGAATATGAAATCTCTGTTAGAAATATTCAGAGATCAGAAATTCCTGCGCCTTTAATTCAGGAAGGGAAATCTGATCCGGTTATGTTAAACTTAGAGCAGCCTACAGAAGAAGATAGATTAAAAGTTGCAATGGAAGACATTCAAAATAATTCAATCTACGATCTTTCAGATATGGATTAATTTATGACTGCATTACTTTGGAGAATCATAATCGCGGTTATTGCTGTTGTTCTAATTCATTTAGTTTTACCTCCTTTATTTAGAATATTAGGATTTGAAGCTGGTAATGACGTTCTGTTAATTCTTAATATTTGTATTGCAGGAATAGCTTTATTTTATATTATTAAAGGAAATCCTTTTCCAAGTTCCTAGATTATGAAGAATCTTGGATCTCATACAGGTTATTTAATTATAGATCATTCCAATTCTCCTGGAATTAATATTGAAGATGTTCCTGAAAGATTACGTAATAAAACAGTAATTGTAAATGAAGGGCAAGTTTTCGAAGCTGATACGAAGAATTGCACTCATTGTGAAAGAGGAATCATACTTAATCCGGAAAGAGTTAGAGATCGAGCGCGTTGTCCTTATTGTCATCATTATATTTGCGACGAGTGTGAAAAGATGTTAAGGATAACAGGACAATGTGTTCCATTCAAGAAAGTAGTTGATAAAGCGGCGGATTTCCTTGCTCATCATCCTGAAGATGAACCCTTAATAGTTCTTGCAAATTCATAGGAGGTTTTGAAATGAAAGGTATTTATACTTTACCCTGGAATCAAAGTCCTGATGGAATGTTACATGCCAGATGGTCAGCACCTATTCCATCATGGACACCTGTTGCAGTAGCAGACGCTACGAATATGACTGATAACGGACATCAGACTATTCAAGGTGGATCGTCTACTCAGCGTGGTGAGCTTAGAGAAGTTTATTTAGGCGGACAGGCAGGCGCTTCATCTCCTACCTTTATGGTATTAGGTAGGACTTCAACAGTTGGAGCAACTCTTACTGCTGCACGTCTAGCTGCATTAGATCCTTCAACAGCGGCATTAGCTGCACCGCCAGTTAATTATGCAGCATCTACTACCAAGCCTCAGCGTTCTGCAACTCTTGGTATTCTTGTTCCCCTCTCATTTAATGCATTCGGTGGAGTTGTTCGGTGGGTTAATGGACCTGATGAGATTGTTTCCTATCTTGGAAATACTGCATCATTAGGTGAACTTTCATTGAACGCGTTTACTGGTGGCACGCCTGGTCTGTTAGGTTCAGGTATTATCTTCGAAACTCTGTAATAAAAGTTTGGGTTCCATGAATGTAAGACACTGATTGGGAACTTTTAAAAATCGAGATACTCGTTGAGCGCGTTTATCTTGGTGGGCACTAGAAGATTGCAATCTCATGGAATTCAAAACATAGGAGAATAAAATGCCAAGTCAAGTAACCGTTACTGCTATGAAAACTGGACCTGCTCAGGCAATTACTAAGACGTTCACAGATGTTACTGATTTACTTTATGATTTCGATCAGAAGATTGCTGAAATTACTGTAAGAGGTCAGCCACCATTACAGATTGATATTGATGCAGCGGCTACTATTACACATACTATTTCAGCGAAGCAGCATACTGTAGCTATTTCCTAATTAGGAATCAGATGGCTAAGCCAGTTACTAAAGCTGTATTAACCCTTAATAGTATCGTAGGTAGACAAGTAAATGTATCTACTTCAGGAACTAGACCTGGAGCTGGAACTAGACTTTCTACTTGGAGTATGGATTGGGCAGATGGTTCTAAAGAAAATGGTAGGGATTATCCGCCCATAGATTTACAACATGATTATGTTGCTGATGGACAATATAAAACTACGCTTACAGTAACAGATACAAAAGGCAAAAGTTCCCCGGTGAATCTTATGCTTATAGTTAGAAATCCAGTAGTAGTTGCACCGGCAGCTCCTTCTAACTTACAATCAGTTCTAATTACTAACAATCGCATTGATTTATCCTGGCAGATTAATGCTAACAATGCGGATGTGCAGGAATTAGAAGTAAGTATAGACGGCGGACCATTTCAGCTTAGAACTAATTTACCGGCAAATCAAAGTTCATTCTCAGATACTCAAGTATCATGACACAATACACTTATAGAATGCGCGCTAAGAATGCTGGTGGTCCTTCACCTTATAGTAATACTACAACTCAAACTACTGGCCCTGCTGGTCCATTACTTATCGTTCCTGGTGGTCAGGGATTTGGAATGGAAACTAGAGGACCTTATGATGGTTCTGCTACTCCTACCATTGTTAAAGTAACAACTCTTGTAGATACAGTTCCAGGTGTGCCAGGAACAGCTAGATACGCATTTGAGGAAGTTCATACTCCGCGCATTATTATACCAGAAGTAAGCGGATATATAGATATGTTAGATACTATAAGGATAAGTGATCCTTATATTAGATTTGATGGACAGACGGCGCCCGGTCCTATCTGTTTCAGGAAATATGGATTTGAATGCACTACGCATGATGTTTTGCTTCAGCATTTTGCTATTAGGAATGGAGCATGGGGAATTGGCAAATTAGACAATTGTAATTTTATTGGCTTCGGCGCGAATATGCAACATATCGTCCTATCTCAAATGTCGGTAGGATGGTCGATAGATGAAAATCTCTGTTTCTTCTCAGATGTGTTTACAGATCTTAATAGTTGTTTCTGGAGATGTTTAGTTACTGAAGGATTAGATGAAGCTCCTGAAGTTCCACCCGGTGCAGGATACGATTCACATGCTATTCTATTTGGAGCTAGAACTAGCGGCGTATCAATGATTCAGAATGGAATGGTTAGTTGTAGAGTTCGTAATCCATATGCACAGTCTGATTGTTCTTATGTATCTATAAACAATCTTACTTATAATTGGTATGGTCCTTGGTCTAATTTCCTAGCTAATTTTGATATTAGTGGAAATCCTGGTGCAGGTGGTCCTTGGGCAGTTTCAATGGTAGAGAATCTATTAATACCTGGACCGGGTTCAACTACAGCAATTGATTCTCCTAATTGTTATGGTGCATACTATGATAATCCAAATGCTCCGGGTCCGGCACCTGCTGGTAATGCTATCTATAGATTGAATAATACTCTTAAGAATCCTCTCGGTAAATCCTTTGTTGCAGAGGGAAATGAATTAGCTTACAATCCTAATGTAGGATCTCCACCTGCAAGAGCGCCTATTAATATCTTCCCAACTCCATTAAATTCTGCTGATGCAGGATTTGAGAATTACATTCTAACTAGGGTTGGAGAAAGACCCGCTGCTAGGAATGCTATCGATCAACGTGTCATTAATTATATTAATGCGAGAACTGGACCTCCTACTGGAAATAGTTTTGTTAAAGTTCAAGGCGATGTAGGTGGTTATCCTGCAATGCCTAACTTAAATGTTCCTGTATCTGTTCCTGCTAATCCTCATGATGTTATGCCTTCTGGATATACTAGGATTGAGGAATGGTTACATTCTCTAGCAGCTCTTGTTGAAGTTCCATAATGGCTACTGCATCTGACGACTTTAATAGAGCTAATTCACCTAACCTGGGTGCAAATTGGACTCAGTTGAATGCTTTAGATATATCTATTGATACTAATGAAGCTGTAAATCTGAATGTGGGCGGATCGGCACAATTATGTTGGAATCTTGCAACTAATACATTTGGTGCAGATCAATTCTCTCAATGGACTATTCGTGCAGTTCCACCTGGATCATTTATTTATGTTATAGTTAGAGCATCAGGAAGTGCAGGCGGTGGAGATGAAGGTCATTACGATCTTAGAACTGACCTTACAAATACAACTATAAGAAAGACTATTAATACTGTAGGAACTCAATTACAGGATTGTGGAGTAGGATTCTCAGTTGGCGATGTAATGAGATTGGAGATTAGGGGTAATGTTCTTAAGGCTTATAAGAATGGAGTTCAGATAGGAACTGATCAAGCATCTGGTAGTGAATTAGCTTCAGGTCAACCTGGAATTAGAATGTTTGATGCTAGTGTATCTGCAGATAATTGGTCTGGTGGTGATTTAGATCCATTACCTGCTTCTGGCATTCCATTTACTACAATGATTGATGCTAAGAGAATTTAATGCCTGTTCCCTCCACTAGCCTCACATCTCAGTTTGATGCTAGTGTTAACACTAAACTATTCAAAGTAGCTAATGGGGGCGGTTCAGGTATTCATACTGGAATTCCTTCTGATAATGAAATATTCCAAATATGGGAAAAGACTTCTGGTAGTGTAACTGATTTTCTATATGCTCCTGTTAATGGTGGTGGCAGTTCTACTCCTAGATGGAGATCGTCATCATTAATTAAAGCTAGTTTAGGCGCGGCTGATTTTGATGGAGTTGATCAATGCACAGCTTACGATCAAACTGCTGCTAGTGTTAAGCCTATTAGTAATCTTATAACTAATAATAAATATACTGTAGCAACAGTATTCTTTCCGAGAGCAATTACATTAAACAGTGCTAGTCTATGGGCTAATCATCCTGTATGGGAAGATGCCGGTGGATTCGTAGGTTGTCTCTGTAGAGATAATGCTGGAACTAAAGAAATATATGCTTATGTTTGGGATGGTTCTGCTAAGATTGCGGCACTACCTATTAGTATCAATGCTCCTTACATATCCATTGTTACTCTTGAGAATGTTTCTCCGGGTGTAAATAATTTGCATCTTATTCTAATAGATGCCAATAGAAACGTAACCACAGCTGATAATAATGGTATTGGAAACATTAGTGCTATTAGTGGTAATGCTTGTTTGGCATTTACTCCTTTTGCAGGATTTGATATTCAGATAGGTGAGGACGTAACTTACGATGACACCTATGCTGGTGCGAATCTAAATGATCTTAAGAATTACTTAATGGATAAATGGTTAGGTGCAGCGGCTGTAGCATCCCCATTATTCACGACAGTCGAAGCTCAATACAACTAGGAAGCCAATGCATTCTTTTCAGAGATCTACTCATTCAGATAAGTTAGAGAGATGGCTTGGTAAGGAACAAGTAGAACATCTTTCTAACTCGATGAGAAATTGGTATGGTCCTCCTATTGCAGTCGCAGGAGTTCCTGGTAATGTATGGGCATGTAAAGGTGGAGATTTTAGAGGGATTATTCGTGCTGGTCAATTAGGTAATACTTCTGATTTTATTAGGGATAGAGGAACTAAGGCATTTAAGAGATGGGCACAGAAACAATCTTCGCAGGTTAATACGGGATTTACATCCCTATCAGATATTATTTCAGAGGCATCGACGGGTAAGTCTCGTTATTATTCATTTAATAAAGTAGGACCAACTGGTGTAGCTGGTGTAACAAGTTCATTATGGAGATTAGGACCACAACCAGCAGTAGGTGCTTCACCTGGTAATGCGCCCGGTGGAACTGCATTTGATGATACTTCAACTGGTGCATTCCCATTTACTAATCCTAGTAGTCCTGATACACAACATTTCGTAAAGGGTGAAGTCTCAGCTAGTGTTTCTCCTAATACATTACTATTATATGATTTGATATTCGGTGTTAATAAAACTATGAATAGCACCGGCACCGAAGCCGTGACTGGTGTTCCTACTAGATATCAATCTACTACACCATCTGCAATGGATTATGCAGGTGGAAATTTCTTATTTATTCAGGTAGGTGGAACGGCATTAGCTGCAACTGCACATAACTGGACAGTTTGTCAATATACAGATGAGGGCGGAAATACTGGTGCTACATTACCTTCATTAACTGGAAATGCTTCAGCAATTACAGATAGACTAGATCATCCCGCACAACAGTGGTATGCACCATTAGCTACAGGAGACGTAGGAGTTAAGGCATTAACTCAGATGCAATGTTCGGCAGCAGTAGCAACAGGAGTTATTTGGTTTATGATGGGTCATCCTATTGCAATGTTACCATGTCCTGTAGTAAATCAGATTTGTGTAACTGATGGAATTATGACTGCATTCAATTTAGTTAGAGTATTTGATGATGCTTGTTTAACATTCTTAGAGATTACTAAACCAGCAGCCACTGCAACTACTTACGCAGGACAGTTTCAAACAGTAGCAGGTTAATGAGTCAGACCTCAGTAGACTCCGGCGGGATAGTTAATGCGTCATTAGGACGTATTAGCTGGGAGCCTACCCTTAATAATCACGATGACATTACTCCCGGCTTAATCCCACTAGAAACTGCTCCATTTACTCAAACTGATTGGCCTAACCCTCCAATTAAGAGACCTTTATTAATTACAATTGCAACTAGACCACAAGAAGATGGAGTTCCTCCATTTATTCCTAAAGATTGGCGTAATCCAGATTTAAGGAAAAATCAGCCAATCGTATTTTCATCTCAAATATTACCAAATATTCAACCAGATGCACAGGCTCCATTCAGTCAGAGTAATTGGCCTGCACCTAGAGCCGCTAGAAGATTAACTGTTAGGAATATTAGTAGATTAGTTGATGATGCTAATATTGCATTCAATAAGACTGATTGGCCGAGTCCATTAGTAAAGACTAAGACCGCTCTTACTCATCTTAATGATAATCAGAATAATACTCTTGTTCCTGTAACTCAGGGTCCATTAGTTCAGACAGATTGGACTAATCCACAATATAAGAAGAAACTTAATCCTGATTGGACTCAATCGCGCCCGCAATACTATACTGATTTAACTCCTAATAATCAGTATGATTGGCCTAATCCTGCACCCTTCAAGTTAAAATCACAGACCTGGGTTCAGAATTTATTAGAGACTACATTATTTACTGCTCCTGTTCAGCCTCCCACCGTTAATCAATTTGCCCAAGTTCCTAGAAAGGGCGGATTAATAGTTGGAATTAGCACTTCTATTAATCCAACTCCTCCTGAGCAGCCTCCATTTTCATATGCAGAAATTCCAGATTTTATTCGTAAGAGGCAAAGAGCTGTAACTGACTGGACTCAGAATCGTCAATTCTATTATACCGATATTAAACCATTCAAACAGGATGATTATAGGAATCCAGATATTCGTAAGGTAGGACCGAATACTTGGATATTCTCACGTAAGATTGATGAGCCGGCGGTTCAGAATCCTAATATTCCAACTAATTTAAATAATCCTAGACTTCGTGGTAAAATTCCACAGGATTGGGCATTCTCGGCTTTATATCAGCAATTAGATGTTAGACCTATATCCACTCCATTAGTTGCGCCTACTATATTAAAGAGTAAGTTTACTGTTCCTTCTATATTACAGGCAAGACCATCTTATTATACAGAACCATCTCTAACTTCTCTTACTAGACAAAGAGATTGGCCTAATCCCCCTGCTAAGAGAAAACTAAATCCTAATTGGGATGATTTCTATACAATTGATCCTAGTGCAGCTCCACCGGAATCTAAGCCATCTACTAGATATGTTGTTCTTATTCCAGGTAAGCGTCCTATTCGCTCCTACATGGGGCATATTGATTATAGGACATTTGATACTAACTTACCAACTCAACCTCTTAATGTAATTAATACTATAGTTCCACGTAAGAGTGCGATTGGACAACAGACATGGATTAATAATTCACTTACGGCTACTTCAATTGTTAGTATGCCTCCTGGTAGGCAGATTTATAACAATGTTATTGGAAAGAAACGGCCAGTATTTGATTGGTTAAGTGATTCTCTTGCAGTGAGTGACGTTCCATTCTCTCAATATAGCTATCCGAATCCTAGAGTAGTTAAGTATGCGTTAACTCATATCCAGAATAGGCCATTCTTCTATGAAGAAGCTATTCCATTACTCATAAATAATGACTTCCCGAATCCAAGTCTTAGAAAAGCTAACTTAGTCGGATTTGTAGCTACTGCACAATTAACTGAGAATACTCCATTTGTTCCATATGATTTATCAATTCCTGTTAGAGGTAAGAGATTAGCAGAGACCTATCTTGTCAATCTTTTACAATCTACATTAACTCCTGCTGCACCAGATATTCCATTTATTCCTATTGATTGGAGTAATCCAAGAACTCCACGTCATTTATTTGTTAGAACAGTTAGCAGATTTGTTGATGATATTAAGTTCCCATTAACCAATGATGAATTCTCAAATCCAAGAGTTAAACCTAGGTTAAGGCCAGGATGGATTTGGTGTCAGACTCTTACTAGAGAAGATCCTACTTCTAGTGTTATTACACTTATTCCTGGTAGAAAAGATAGACCTACACTTAGCTGGATTAATAACTTACAACAAAGTTCTCTTAATCCATTACCATTTACTTCTCAGACTCAGAAAGATTGGCCAAATCCGAAAATTGGTAGAAGGAATCAGGTAGGATTTGGTTATGGTATTGTTCAACTCGTAGGAGCTAATGAGGTTCCATTTGTTCCGGTATTATTCAATAATCCTGCTCTGATTAAGTCTGGTAAGGGATTCGATTATAATACACTTAGCATTCTTACATCAGTTGAAGGAAACTTACCATTTGCTCAGTATAATTGGCCAGTCTTTAGAAGAATTAATAGGAATGGCGTAGATTATCTGCAAGGAATGGGAATTGTATTACCACAGATTATTGGTAGACCAATTTGTCTCTTATCAGAAGCAGCAGAGTATTATCTAATCTCACAGGCAGATGACTACGACTTAGAATCACAAAGAACTGAATACTATCTTGACACAGACGGTCATTCATGCCAATAGAAGAATCTATCACGATAGTAAGAGCAGAAGATATTACTCTCCATATGACGGAGGTAAGAACTGACATTACTGGATGGGTTATATCTTTTACTGTATCAATGGCACCTAATGATCCGGTTAAAATGTTCCAAGTAACAGCTATTGGAACAGTTATGCCACAGGGAAAATATGACATTATTATAGTAGGTGGTATAGGCGGACAATCGGATATAGAACCTGGAACTTATTATTATGATATTTCAAGAGTTAATCCTGGTAATCTAAGATGTTTAAGACTAGGAGAATTTGTAGTAAAAGCTAATGCAAGGAGTCCTGTTTAAAGGAGTTATAATGGCTCTTACACTTTTAACTATTGGTCCTGTTCATACGATAGCTCAGAATGTATCCAATGCGCTCCCGGTTAGGAGATGTTGGATTAAGACTTCAGCAGCAGTAGAAATATCGTTAGATGAGTCTACTTGGGTGGCATTGACAAATGCTAATACTGTAGGTGCGGAAAGTGCAGGAGGATTTGTAAGATGCACAACGGGGAGTGCATTAGTTCAATTAAAGGCGGCGTAACGTGGATGGAAATAATGTATACAACAAAGTAATTAGTGTTCTATTTGCTGGGTTGTTAGGTGCCACAGGCGTTATTTGGAATAATTCTCAAAAGCAAATATCCGCAAGTTTAGAAAGGATTGAAGATTTAACCAAAACAATTAATGTTATGCAAAGTCAAATGGGATTAATGAATTATAGAATTGATGCTACAAATGACAGACTTGAAGATATAAATATGCAATTAAGGGGATTAGAGAATAATTCTCAATATCCAGCTAGGCCAAGATTTTCAAAATGATTCAATTTGGAGATCCGGGTAATGACTTCATTAGAGAAGTTAAACCAAATAAAAGACAGGAGGATTTTCTCTCTATTCCAGATGAAGTCTTTGAAGCCTTATATGGTGGCGCTGCCTATGGGGGAAAGTCATTTATTCTTACTTTATTGCCACTCATCAGAGGGTTTTATAAATATCGCGGTTTCAAGGGAATTATTCTTCGACGTAAATTTCCAGATCTTGAACGAGAGATTATCAGACTTTCTAAAGACTACTATCCATTAACAGGTGCCAAGTATAATGAAACAAAGCACAGTTGGGAATGGCCAGAATATGGATCATACATGGACTTTGGGCATGTCCAACATGCTTCTGATATTAGGCAGTATGACTCTGCTCAGTATAATTATTGTGCTTTTGATGAACTCACGCATTTCGAAGAAGCTCCATACGTATATATGGTTGGTTCTCGTGTCCGCCCTGGTAGTAGTTTCAACCTTTCTTTTGTTCGCAACGGAACGAATCCAGGCGGTGTTGGACAAACTTTTGTATACAATAGATTTGTTAGACCCTGCGAAGAAGGATACAAATTAATAAGAGATCCTAAGACTTACAATGAACAAACTGGAAGATATTTATATAGAATATTCATACCCGCGTTCCCACAAGATAATACACACGGTATGGAATATGATCCACAATATTTACAGAAGTTAGAATTACTACCAGAAAATGAGAAGCGAGCTAAGAAATACGGAGACTGGCACGCATTCGAAGGAAGCGTTTTTCCAGAATTTAGACCAATTAGATTTCCTAATGAACCTAATAATGCGTTGCACGTTATCGAACCATTTGATGTGCCAGAATGGTGGCCAAAGGTTTTGTCTATTGATTGGGGAAAACGAGCAATGTGCCATGCAATGTGGGCAGCAATTGCACCAAACAATAGAGTGTATATTTACCGAGAACGTTATTGGATAGGTAGAGATGTTCCATTTTGGGCATCAGAAGTTGGTGAAATATCTCAGCATGAGAATATCGTGCACTTTATTTTATGTGGAAGCGCATGGCAAGAAAGAGGAGTCGAAACTATTGCTGAACAGGTGCAAAGATATTCTGGACTTGTCCCTTCCAGTTCAGATAATTCGCCCGGTTCTCGTATTGCTGGACTTCAAAGTATTCATGATTTCATGCGTTGGGAAAGTAAAACATTACTTAAGGCGGATGGTGAGTTCTACGACTTAGAATATGCACAGATGTTATATCGGAATTATGGAGAAAAGGCGGTTAAACAATATAAAGCTAGATTTTTTGATGAAGAAGCAGAAGCGAATCTTCCAAGACTTCAAATATTTGATACTTGTAAAGTTCTTATTGAAACTATTCCAATGTGTATTCATGATGAAAAGAAAATTGAGGACATAGCAGAATTTAGCGGTGATGATCCAATCGATAACTTAAGATATTTATGTAAAGCTGTTAATAGATTTTGTGATGGCCCGGATTCTGAAATGGAGAAGCGAATCAAGATTAATGCGGCTATTGCGACAGTGCAAGCTACTGGCGATCAAACTGCATTTTATCGTAAAATGGAGCATTTGGAAGTGGCGAAGCCCTTAGGAGTTGTTAGGAAGTCTTATTGGAGAAGGAAATATGTTAAGATTCATTAGTTTTTTATTAGGTAAACAATATGAGCCCTGTAAGGGATGTGAGATTTATAGAGAACAAAATAAGATTCTGCAGGCAAACAATGAAGCATTATTGGATCAAATTATTGCTATTACTAAACCGGAAATACGGATGGTAAATGTTCCTCAAGAGGCGCCCAAACCTATTGTTCCTAAGCATACTCCGTGGGCTGTGACTCAAAGAAGATTAGAACGGGAAGATATGGAGAAGGCGCGTAAGGGAATTATTTCGGATATTAAGAGACAAAATCCTGAAGTAGCAGATAAGATTGACGAAATTGAACAAGAATTAGGAGTTGTAGATGCCAGCAACCAGTCCTGATCAATATAAGTTTATGCGTGCGGTAGAGCATGGAATGAAACCTAAAAAGGGAGGAAAGTCTTTAACTAAGAAGAAAGCCAAGGAATTTGCAGATAAGACTCCGGAAGGATTAAGAAAAGCATACTCCAAGAAAGAGTAGCATGGAAAGAATCTCCGAAGAACTAGAACGTAAAATTAAAGATATAGCTGATCATTTTGAGAATGAGGATGTTTCTGTTCGTCAAAGACAAATACGTCAATGGCGGAAGATGAAACTCTATTGGGCAGGATTTACTAGAATTTGGTTTAGTGAGACTGCACATGATTGGCGAGTATATGATAATACGGCTGATGATGTTAATGATAACGATGCAGCTTATTATGACAAACCTATTAACATTTTCCGTGCTTATTTAGAATCTATCATTGCTGCACTTTCCATTAACATTCCTGTTATTCATTGCACGCCAGATGATGCAGATAATCCTGCTGATATTGCAACTGCAAAGGCAGGAAATCATATTCATGAATTAGTATCAAGACATATCAACGCGCAGTTAGTTTTCCTTCAGGCATTATATTTGTTATGCACGGAGGGAATGGTAGCAGCCTATACATATTCAAAGGAAGATAAGAAATATGGAACTTATGATGATGCAGAATATGAGGATGAAGAAGTAGAAGCACGCCAGTGTCCTACTTGTGGAATGGTTCTATCAGATGAACTATTCGCAGAACAAGAAATGGACGTTCCCATTGAGGAAGAAACAGAAGATTTTGATTTAACTGAGCTTGATGAATTTATGCCTGGAGATGAGGATGTTCATCTTCATGCATTGTTGAATAAAGGAGAACTTGTTTGTCCTGATTGTGCAACTGCTCTTGATCCTTCATTAGCGAAACAAAAACTTATAGTTCCAAGATTAGTAGGAATCACAAAGAAACCAAAATCTAGACAGTGTGTTGAGATTTATGGTGGATTGAATGTAAAGGTTCCTAATTATGCAAGGGAACAGAAGGATATTCCCTATCTCCGATTCTCATACGAAACGCATTATGCGAATGCCATTCAAAGATTTGAAAAATTGCAAGGGAAGAAATTTAAGGACTTGCAAATTAAGAATGAGGGAATGGCAGGAATGTATGATCCCTATGAAAGATGGGGAAGATTATCTACACAATACTATGGAGATTATCCTAATAATAATGTAACTATTAGAATGTATTGGTTTAGGCCAGAATCTTATTGGATTTTGGATTCGGAATGTGTTCCTGAATTAAAGAAAAAATATCCTGACGGGTGCAAAGCAATTTTCGTAAATGATCACTTCGTTGAAGCACATAATGAGTGTTTAGATGATTGCTGGACTATCACGAAAAACCCGCTTTCTGATTATATCCACTTTGACCCCCTTGGCTTATTGCTTACTTCTGTTCAAGATATTACAAATGATCTAATCGCATTAACTCTGCAAACTATTGAACAGGGAATACCTCAAACATTTGCAGATCCTAGTGTATTAGATTTTGAAGCTTATAGACAAACAGAAGCAACACCTGGAGGTGTATATCCAACTAAACCTCAAGCTGCAACTAAAGGAATTGCAGAATCATTTACTACTCTAAAAACTGCAACATTAAGCCCTGAAGTAATGCCTTTTGGAACTCAAATTCAGGGTATGGGTCAGTTAGCAATAGGTGCATTACCTTCATTATTTGGAGGCGGAGGATCTGAACAAGGAAGTAAGACAGCTTCTGAATATGCAATGTCACGCGCGCAGGCATTGCAAAGATTACAAACCCCCTGGAAGATGATTAATTTATGGTGGAAGGAATTATGGGGTAAAGTAATCGATTCTTATATTAAAGATTCAGTTGATGATGAACATTTTACTAAGAAGGATTATCAAGGTAATCATATAAAAGTATTTATTAAGAAATCAGAATTAGAAGGAAAAATAGGTTCAATTGAAATAGAAGGTTCAGAGCAAATACCTTCTACCTGGCAACAAAAGAAAGATAATTTAATGGCCCTTATTGGTCTTAATAATCAAATGATCAATGAGGCATTATTCTCTACTGAAAACATTAAATTATTAAGGGAAGCTACTGGAATTCAAGAATTTGTTATTCCTGGGGATGAATTTAGAATTAAACAGAATGAAGAAATCAGAGAGCTTCTTGATTCTGAACCATTTCCAGATGGAACACCCTCAGTTCCTATTGATGTTGAATTAGATGATCATGCAATAGAAGCTGAAACCTGTAGAACTTGGTTAGTATCTGATGCAGGCAGATTAGCTAAAATTGAGAATCAGGCAGGTTATCTCAATGTATTATTGCATTATAAAATGCATATGATGCAAGTTCAATTACAAATGCAAGCACAAATGACCGCTGCTGCGGGTCAAGAACAAGGCAATGGACAAAATCCAAAGTCTAAAAAGTCGCAGCAAATAAAAGGAGATAATAAAAATGAACTCAGAACTCCCGTCGGACAAAATTAATGCTGATGACGATCTTGATATAGGCGAAGTAACGGAATTATTGGGTGAAGATGATAAGGACGATGAAGGTCTTGACGATAAAAAGGATAAAGACGAAGAGACTGATACGTCTACAAAAGATAAAGATGATGACAAAGATGATAAAGATGAAGATACTGAATTAGAAGAAGAGGAAGATGAGGAAAAGAAGAAGGAAGAAGAGCTTGATTTAGATGAAGATAAGATTATTATTCCTCCTGGGAAAAAGGCAATCTTAAAAAAGTATCCTAATTTCTTTAAAGACTTTCCTGGGATTGAAGGCGAATTATTCAAGGGTAGACAATTATCAGAAATATTTCCTGATATTAGCTCTGCTAAGGAAGCATCTGAGAAATCAGAAACTTATGATCAGGTTGAAACTGATTTAGGTGAAGGTAATATTGAAAGAATCTTATTAGCTGTTAAAGATTTTGGAGATGAATCATTTAATAAGTTAGCAGATGATTATCTTCCTACTTTACAGAAAGTTAATCAGCAGGCATATCTTCATGTAGTAGGTGGTGTAGTTAACAAGGCAGTTGAAGCATTAGCTACAGCTTCTAAAGATACGGATGATGAAGAAGAAGCTGCTGAATTATTAAATGCGGCGCGGGTTCTAAATAAGTTCATGTTCGGCAGAACTAAATTTGAACCTACGGGAAGATTATCCGAAACTAAGAACACGGAAGTTGATAAGGTTAGAGAAGAAAGACGTAGTTGGGATAATCAGAGATTTGAAACTGTTAAGAACGATGCAATGGGCAAAGTTCATAACAAGATTCAATCTGTCATAGACATGAATATCGATAAAAAGAATTCTATGACAGAATACATTAAGAAAAACGCTGTTAGAGATGCAATGAAGAACCTTGAGAATATCATGGTTCAAGACAAGTCGTTCCAAAGGACTGTTGATAGTCTTTGGAAAGAGTCCCGAAAGGGAAATTTATCTTCACAAACAGTGGAGAAGGTTATATCCGCTTATATATACAAAGCGCGAACATTACTACCAGGTGTAATACAAAAGGCTAAGAACGAAGCCTTAAAGGGAATACCTGGAAAAAGAGTTGAGAGAGATCGCTCAGGTAGACTGCCAATTACAGGCCGGAATAATGGCGACCGGGATAGAAATACTACCAAAGAATCTCCTAATAGTAGTGGATCATCTACGCTTGATAAATTAAATGCTCTTATGGGAGATTAATAAATGGCAGCAACAGAGTCCCAAGTAGCTGCATTAGAATTAGAGCGCGTTGTTCATACAGTTAGAACATTATTCGAGCGCACTAAGAAATTCTATGCATCTATTAAGAAGCGCGATGTAGAGAAGATCTCTAATCGCCAAATGCGTATTCCATTAGAAATTAGACCTGGTGGGTCATTTGGATATGTTAATTTGGATGGTGGAGATTTAGGTAGAGGCGGAGCACAGACTTGGGATAAGGCAGTTCTCAATTGTGTTTTCATGGTTGAGGCAATTGAATATACCAAGTTAGCAGATGTTGCAACTGATGATAGTCGTAAGGCTGTTATTAGTTCTGTGCGGCGTATGACTGCTACTGCATTAGATGAAATACAGAGGCAGTTAGATGCTCAGTTACAGCAGAATGGAACAGGCGTAATTGGAACAGTTACAACTGATACACCTGCTGGTGGTGAGAATGTTATTACCTTAACTACTGATGGATTTGGCGCTCGCTTAATGCGCCTTGGTCAGACAGTTCAGGTATTTGATTCCACATTAGCAACTAATCGAGGAACTGCGCAGATTACATTTTGGGATGTTGAGAATAAAACTATTAAGTTAAATCCTCAAATCGGTGGTGTAATTGCCGGTGACTTGATTGTTACTAATGGTATTGCTACTCCAACGGCACTTCCTGCATTGTATGGTGTGCCTTATCATCATGATAATTCGTCAACTGGAACTTGGTTAGGTTTTAATAGAGCAAATACTCCTGAAATTCGAGCTAATCGAGTTAATGGAAATGCTGCCGCATTGACCTTACCATTACCACGCTTGGCAATTAATAAGATTGGTAATCGTGTTGGAGATGATGAGAACTTCAATCCAGTAGCTTGGATGCATCCTGCACAGGAAGCTGCCTATGAGGAAATCGGACAGTTAGTTTCGATTATTCAAAAGCAGGCTAAGGATGAGAGTCTCAATATGTATTTCGGCGGTGGCAAACAGATGGCTGGTGCTACCGTTAGAACTCACTACAATTGGAACCAAAAGAGAATCGATTTCATTCTCGAATCTGTTTGGGGACGTGGTGAGATTCTTCCATTAGGCTTCTACATGGTTGATGGAAGGAAAATCTTTGAGATTCGTGGTGCATCAGGTGGTGTAGCAACTGCTGAAATCTTCTATATGATCGTAGGTATGCAGACGTTTGTTGGCAATCCTGCAGCTTGCGCTTATATTGATAATTTGGCAATTACCGCTGGTTACTAATCATGTCAGCTACATTTACGATTACTGGAACTGCTGGACCGGGATTAACCGTTGCAGCAGCTGTATTTCAGGGAGTAAGTTCATTTCTTATCGATACAGATAAGAATATGATTACTCTATTCAAAAACAATGGTGATGTGATACCACCAATTGCTATTGCTGCAGCTACAACTGTTACTACTGTTAAAAGTGGTAACAATTGGACTGTAACAATTAGCTAAGGAATCATAGTGGAGGTGGAGGAATGATTCCAGGCGCAATTAGCAAAACCAGCAATGAAGTCGTAGCATCTGCATCTAGTATTGTAGTAAAATCAGATGTTGTCAAAGTAACGGGATCAACTACGATTAATACCATTACAAGTCCATTAATGTTGGATAGAGGTGGTATTCTTTTGATTTTGATTCCTGTTGATGGTGCTGTTACATTAGGCACATCAGGCAACATTCTGGTTGGTATTACAGCTGCTCAGAATAGAGCAGTTTTCCTAGTGTGGGATGCTGTTGTTGGTAAGTGGTATATTAATTCAGGGGTATAGGAGATGATTGAATCTGATTTCCAGGACTTATCTACAGTCCATAGTGCAATCCAGAAGAAGCCTGCAACATTAGCTTCTGCTGCAACAGTTGTTCCTACTCAGTTCTTAACTTTCATTAGTGGAACTGTAGCAATTGCAACTGTTACTCCTCCTGTAAATGCTATGCATACGTTGTGTATGATTTTCACTACAACTACGCCAACAGCATTTACTACAACTGGCGGTAATATCAAGGCTGTGGCAACACCTACTCAGAATGTGCCATGTTTCTTGATTTTCAATCCGTTAGAAGCGAAATACTACGTTAAGTCATAGGTAGTATAATGATAGCTAGTCATGTTGATATTTCAAAGGCATTACAAATTGGTGGTTGGATGTCTGAGAAAGAATTAACATGGCTAGCTAAAGCAGCTGAGAGTTGTAAAACAATTGTAGAATTTGGTTCATATCATGGCCGTTCTACTAGAGCATTAGCAGATAATAGTAGATTAGATGCTAAGATATGGGCAGTTGATCCTTGGAATGGGGATTATAGAACTGATGCAGGACAGTTAATATCTGATGTAGATAGTTATTGTTTGCCTTATTTCAAACGAAATTTAAAGGACCATATTGATTCCGGTAAAGTCATAGTATGTAGAGGATTCTCTTATAATTTTGAATCCTCTTTAGCAATGGATATGGTATTTATAGATGGTGATCATAGATATGGAACGGTCCTAAAAGACATTAAGAAGGCGCTCGAATTGGTTAGTAATAACGGAATTATTGCCGGTCATGATTATGGGCACCCTCTTTGGTTTGGTGTAAAAAGAGCTGTAGATGAAACATTCAAAAATGTGGAAGTAGAGGATACGATATGGAGCGTAAAGTTTTAATTGGTGTAGTCACAGATGAATTTGCAAGAAGGGCAGATTTCTACGATTTTATTCATCTTCTAGAAAAGCCTACAGGGTCTTATCAATTATTCTCTCATGATAATCCTGCTAGTGGAAGAAATAAGATTGTTCAAGCTGCCAAAGATGCAGGCTGCACTGATATATTATTCATTGATGATGATATGATTATGAAGCCTAATGCTCTAAATCAGCTAATGGAACATAATTTAGACATTGTAACAGGTTTATATTTACAACGCGCGCATCCTCATAGACCTCTCATTTTTGACGAAGTAAATGATAACGGAGAAGCATTATACTCCTATCTTGAGGGAGATGAACCACGATTAAAGAAGATTAAGAATGCGGGAATGGGTTTTGTTTTAATCAAAACCTCTGTATTCGATAAATTAGAACCTCCCTATTTCAGGTTAGGTGAATTAGATCCCGAACAGTGGTGTGATGATATTGGATTCTTTAATCGAGCTGGTAAAGCTGGCGTAGAAATGTATTGTGATATGGAATGTTTAGTAGGTCATATTGGAACAGTAGCAATTTGGCCTATTAGAAATAAAGATGGATGGCACATTGGATACGCTACTAGCGGAGATGTTGCAGTTTCATTTCCTTGGACTGTTCCTAATTTGAGATATGAGTTTAAATAATGGAAACTGTTGAAATTCTTAATCGTCGATTAGAAGAAAGATACGGAAAATATCTTGATGGGCGTCCATTATTTCGAATTGTATTTTCAGATGATCAATTCGAGAAACGATGGGTTGAGCATAGTAAAGAAGGATTCCAATTACTCAATAAGCGAGTTGAAGAAAAACCCAAGTATCGTCAGTATATCCCACACAAATATCTTATCGAAAGATTAACTGTTATTCCAGAATTTGTAGAAACTGATTTAATAGATAATACTTCTTATGAGCCTCTTTGGGTATTTGAAGATGGACAAGGTAATCCATTACCACCTAAATGGGAAGTATGTGAAATTGTAATCGATCAAGTTCATAGAGCTTCTGCTAAAGCAGTTGGAGGTAAGATTGACGAAGATACTTTAATGGAATCTCTTTCTCTAAATGATCCTAATTTACCTCCTGAAATTAAGAAAGCAAGATTAGATAAGTTAGTTCAAGAGATGTTTGGTAATGAAACAGACGTAACTGATGCTCTGGCACATAAATCAGGTATTGTGGTTCCAGGCCCACAAAATTAAGGAGACTACACAATGACACAAATTGGCGAATTACCTCTTATGAGGCGTAGTGTGATTAGATCAATGCCTAATCCGATGGATAAATGCACGATTGTATCAATTTATCCTAAAGAAATTAATGAATATAAACCTACAATATTTCCAGGCAAATTTCAAATTCCAGCAGGAAGATATGATATTCCGGGCCTATTAGTTGTTCATACTTCTTATTGGATTAAGGATAATGGACCTGAACAACCTCTTACTGAAGTTACTTGTGGTTCAGTAGAAGTTGCTAATGCAATCATTAATGATTATGTTAATGGTTTATTAGAATGGACTGATGGTGGAAAACCTGGATTGTTCTTTGTTCCGGGTGAGTATGATATTCCTCATATTAAGAAAGATTGCAAAGAATTATTAGACAAAGCTAAGGCAAGACAAGAGAATTGGTTCCGTGCATTAGTTAGACTTGCTGATGCAATGTGGTCAAAGTCTAATAATAATCCTATGGCAATTGCAGATGATATGCGATTAGCTGCTCAGGAATTAGGAGTAGCTAAGAATAAGGGTTGGATGCAGGATTTCAATACAATGGAAATGACAAATTGTCCTGCATGTGGTAGCCTTAGAAATAACAATTTCCCAGTTTGCATCATTTGTAAGACTATTGTAGATCCTAAGAAATACGCTGATTTAGGACTTAAGCAGGCGGTTTAAATGCCCACACCAGCATACATAGCAGGTAAAGTTGCCGCATTGATGAATGATACAAAACGGAGGTATTATACCAATGGTGCGGTTTTACCTTATCTAAATGATGTTCTAGATGAATTGCAGGAAATCTATCAGGAGAATGATATTCCTGTAGTTGAAGAAACATCAAATGTTATTACTGTGCCTGCTGGTGTTACAGTAGTTAGTTTCACTTCTACACCTCCATTACCAAGTGATTTAATTGAAATAAAAAGGTTATGGGAGTCTGCTTCAGGTCAAAATAAATGGACTCCCATGACCAAAAAAGAATTCTTACCTCATTATATGGAAGGAACTGCTGCGGTTAGCAAATTCATTGTGTGGTCTGAAATAGATAATCAAATAAATGTTCTAGTTGCAGATCAACCTAATGATCTTAAGATTGATTATGTTAAGAAAATATTCAATACTCCTATATTAATTGAGCAAATGAATGCTGAATTAGGAGCTAAATTCGTAAATATTTCAAGTTATCTCTCAAGAAGAACGGCAGCTCTATGTGCAATGTTTATTGGTGAAAATGAAACGCGCGCGGCGGCACTTAATTCATTAGCTGATCTTTCCTTACATAGAGCATTACAGATTCCGATTAAGGGAAAGCAGAGCATTGTTACGATAAGACGGCCGTTTAGAGCTAATTACAAGACTAGGAGCGTCTACTAAATGCAACTGAGGGATCATTCTCCTATCACAATAGAGGAATTTAATGGCCTCTGGAAAAGAAGTGATAAGGATAGTGTTCCTCCTGATCATTTCTCGGATTGTAACAATATTCAATTTGTAGAGTCAGGATTTGAGAGCCGAGATGGATTAGATACTTTCGTTGCAAAAGGTAATATTGTCCGGCATTATAACTATAAAATGCAGACGGGCGAATCATTATTAGCATTAGATAATTTAGGTAATATCTGGCATGCATTAATAGACGGTTCTAATACTATTTATGGTCCAATTCTGTCAATTGCAGGCATGACAGATTTTGGATTTGTAGCAATAAATGGTAGAGCCTATATTACTCCATTTGATACATTTACTGATGGTTTAGGTGTAAATTATCAAAGAGGAGTTCAAAACGAATTTGTTTACGTCTACAAAGGTGATGGAACAAATGCTAGGAAAGCTGCTGGCAATCCTCCTACTAATGGTAGCCTTAAGCCTTTCGTATGTTACAATAGTGAAACGGATGGCAGTATTGAACCCGGTGTTCATCTTGTTGCCATAGTATTTACTGATGGAGCTGATAGAAGTGCAGCACTTGGAGAAATTCAAGTATTACTCGTTCCAGGAGCAAAACAAGCACATCTTAATAACATTCCCATTGGTCCAGTTGGAACTACGGGAAGGGAAGTATATGTCACTAAGGTTATCAATCCTAAGGATTATGACCCAACTGTTAATTATCCTTTTTTCTTAGAGGAAACCTTAGCTGATAATACTAGCACAGAACTTCAAATAGATTTTACTGATGCAGAATTAGTTACTCCTTTTGTTGCAGGAGGATTAACTACTCCAAGTAACGGCAACGCATTAACAGTTAGAAATTCATCTATCTTAGGTGGACAAGATTTTGGGCAAAGAGTAATAGCTGTAGTATATGAAACAGATACAGGATTTCTTACAGCTCCTGGTCCAGAAATATTCGCGTTTATTACTGGTGTTGATATTCGTAAAAGTATTGATGTTTCTAATATTCCTGTATCTCCTAATTCCTTTGTAATTAAAAGACATTTGGTATCCACTAAAGTAATTACTAATTATAATGGCGATCAGACAGGATTTCAATTTTTCTTCATCCCAGGAGGAAATATCGATGACAATTCCACCACCACAAAAAATGTTGCATATTATGATGCAGATTTATTGGACGATGCTTCTCATTTGCTTGATAATTTTTCTGAAATCCCAGCTGGGGTTACACTCACTACTTATAATGGCAGGATGGTTCTTACCACCACTTTTGATGATGTTTCTCTTGCGCACTTATCAGCTCCGGGAGAACCGGAAGCAATTGATCAAGTAGATGGAAATCTTATAGTTCCTCTTGATGGTAATCCTATCACGAATGCGCAGGAATTTAGAGATGTTTTATACTTATTTAAAAAGACACGGACTTACGGTTATGTTGATAATGGTGATGTTCCTTCTACTTGGAGTGAGCCCACTAAAGTTGATATGGGAATCGGCGCATCTGTGCATGGAATTGCTCAAGTTTTAGATTCTGATGGAGTGAATATTGATTTCCTTCTAATTGTAGATTTTAGTGGAATAATGGTCTTTAATGGAGCATATCAAAGGCCAGAACTAACATGGAAAATTCAGAAATTATGGTTCGATTTAGCACGTAATGACTTTGCTAATATTCAATTAATGAATGATTCTCTGACTCAAATATTGTATATGACATTACCGGATAGGCAAATGTTAATAGGTGATTATAAGAATGGAATGGATTGGAAGAATATTCGTTGGAGTCCTTGGTCATTTAATATTGAAACTAATACCATTGCATTAGTTCAGACTAACGTATTAGTTATTGGTTCAGAACAGGCAGCGGCATAATGCCTTTTATTACTACAATTCCAAACATTGGTAATGGAAGTGGAGGATTTCTATCAGCTAGATGTGTGCCTTCAACTCAATGGTTTTGGGATCAAGGAGTAGCATTTAAAGTTCCTGATCCGGGTTTTGGAGTATTGCCTGTAAATGCTGTAATTTTAAGTGTAGATTTTCGTGTAAGACATAGAATTGATTCTACAGGATCTATTGATTGTGGTGATGGTCCTCATGGGCAGTCTCAAGCTGGAATGCCCTTTATTAGAACTATTATTAAGCAAACAGCTGCTCCTTATGCTGTAGCTGGTTGTCCAACTACCGATCAGAATTTTATAAGTCAATATAACGATCCTTCTGGATATCTGTGGACTAGAGTTAATTCTCCTAATCCCTCGATTATGGAGATTCCTTTAGTTCTACCTGGGGGATTTGTAGGATGCGGTAATGGAGCTGCTAGCACTCCTATTCAAAACACATTCATAACAGCTACCAATAACCCTAATACAGGACTTCCTTGGACAAGATCTGAATTATTCTTATTTGATTTATCTTGGGATTGTATTCAAGCATTATGGGTATATGACGATGATCCTAATTTTGGCACGGCGCATTACCATACAGGAGGATTTGAAATATATGATCTCACGGTTACTATTCATTGGGACATTGGTGGTCCTATTATCCTGGGTAGTATATCTGTTAACAAGCTAACAGACCCTTCAGGATCTCCACAATCATTTGCTTTCACAGGAGGTGGAGGATTAGTTCCTGCTAATTTCAATCTAGCAGATGGAGGATCTCAAATATTCTCCAATTTAGGAGCTGGAGTCTATTCAATAGTAGAAACTCCTATTCCTGGTTGGACAACCCAATATGTAGTTAGTAATGGAGATCCTAATACAGCTATTAATATCAATGCGAATGATGTAGTTGTTAATGTAACTAATGCTCAAGATGAGCCACCTCCACCACCTCCAAATGCAAACAGTGGAATCTATAAACTTGTTCCTGGTAAAAGACAAGATACTCTTTGGGAAGCAGGTTTTGTTTCAACTTTTGACGTAAAGATACCATAATGCCATTTGCTAGAACTGCGTATATGTTTTCTGAAAGTGAATGTATAAATCACTTCGGATCTGTAAGAATGCGTGTAAAAGGTAGAGGTAATCTCTTACTAAAAACGTATTCTTTAGACGATGAATTTATAGATGAATTACCTCCAATTGCAATGAAAGATAATACAGGAATTGAACCTACTGTTCCCTGCAATGTAATGAGTCAACGTCTTGCATTGGAAGTAAGAGTAAGTAGTGTAAATGAGTTTTTTAATATTAATCGCATTATTCTATTTGCTAGAGAAGTATTCAGTTCATTCCCTGAATAATGGCTAGAAGTTTCGATAATCAAGGTATAGATTATACAAAGTTAAATACTACTCTTGTAAATTCTCGTGTTCATACAGAGAATAAGGGATTATATAACGTCCTCAAAGCACTTATTGGGGGTGCAGCTGATTTCCAAACGGGAATCAATAACTCATTCAATAAAAAGACAGACAAACTAGACCTTGAAAGTCAAGTTACTGGAGTATTACCTACTAAAAATGGAGGAATTGATTCCGGTTATTATTTTCCTAATGTTGTTCCATTTGATAATGTTACTTCTGTTAATGCCTTTTATAGTCACTTTCTTGTTACGGATCGCTATGTTCAGATTTTCGGTAAATTAAACATTACTCCGACAGCACCTAATTTGTTTTCTGTTGTAGAAGTAGAAGTGCCAATACCTTCTAAATTTACTAGTTCAGATCAGTTACATGGTCTATTTAATGGAGTTCCATTAGGTGGTGGAATTGAAGGTTTTCCTGGGATCATACTTGGAAATGTAGGAACTGGGTATGCCCATTTGGAGTTCTATCCTAAAACAGCTGAAAACTACGATGTAAGATTTATGATTTCTTACGAAAGGGTGCCTATTTCATGAGAGGCATAGGTGCTAAAGATTCGAACTCTTAACCCTTCCGATATGGAAGAAGTTAGAAGAATTCATAAAGAATTCTATTCCAATGAGTTTGAGTTGCCGGAAGATCATTACTTGGGCGCTTTCATCATTGAAGACAATAATCAATGCGTTACTGCTGGGGGCATTAGAACGATATCGGAAATAATAGCAGTAACTGATAAGAACATAAGCACTAGAAAACGCGTAGATGGATTAGAAATGCTATTACAAGCCTCCAGTTTGGTTTGTAGTAATTATGGATACGAACATATCCATGCCTTTGTGCAGGATGAAAACTGGCTGAAAGTTATGCTAAAAAAAGGTTTTCATTTTCCTAGAGGAAAGGCATTGATATATGGCTAAAGGTGATGATGCAAGAACAAGGAATCTTATTAAGTATGGAGAGAATAGAGGAAGGGATATTGTTAACAATACAAGAACGGGAGTCCTCGAACCTCAATATGGTCAAATTAGAGATTCCTATGTCAACTCAATCGGAGAAGGAAATCAAGAACGAGATAAGATATTACAGAACTATGGGGAGTTTGCAAAAACAGGTGGATACAGCGATCAGAATATTCAAGATATTAGAAACAGATCAACGAATCCTCTTAAGTCTGTCTATGCTGGAGCTAATAGAGAAGTCGATAGAAGTAGATCCTTGCAAGGTGGATATTCGCCTGGTTATGGTGTATTAAAAGCTAGAATGGCCAGAGAACAAGGCCAGGCTATGTCTGATGCTAATACTAATATTAATGCTGGTGTAGCCCAAATGGTTAATCAGGGTAAGCTGGCAGGTAATGCAGGATTATTAAGCACATATGGAACTGCATCTGGTCAGACTAATATGTATGGTAATCAGATGTTGAATGCGTCCGGCCAAATTCAGAATCAGGATAAATTAGAAGTTGATAGATTATTGGGATTAATTGGACAACAGAATCAGCTTAATCAAGCTCCTGGTAAATTCCAATCTGCTATGGGCAATATCGGATCTGTATTCGATGTTGCTGGTAAGATTGGAAGAACGGCAGGAGGTTTCTAATGCCTGACTTTCTTAATTTTGGCAATCGTTTAAGAAATATCTTTGCTCCTAAAGATCATCCTATTCTTGAGGGAGGATATAATCGTCCTATCATAATGGATGATCCCCGTAGAGGGGGAATAAGCGGCAATCTTCCTAGAGTTAATTGGGGAGGTTATGATCCTGAGAAAATGAAACGAGATGCACTCTCTAATAATGGAGGTATGTTAGACGACATTTATAGTCCTGAACATGAATATTCTGATAGATATAAAAATGTATTGGATCAAATGCCTACCAGAACTGAACCTGGTATGCTAAGGCGAATATTTGGAGCTATGGCAGGTTTAGGGGAAAATGGTATGGAAGCTCAGGAAAGAACTAAGTATGCTCCATACTATCGCCAATTAGGTGATTGGCAAGAGAAGATGAAAGCTCTTCAACCTGGTATGGTTGCTGAGCGTGGAGAGAATGTTAATGAACGAATGATGGCTCAGAATATCTTATTAGATAAATCAAGAAATAGACAGAATGATATTAGAGAAGAAGATCTAGAACGTAAAAAGAAATTAGATGATGCTAATGTAAAAATTAGACAGGACCGTGCTGAGGCTTATGCTAATAATTTAACATTCAAACAGCAACATCCTAAACATGAATTAGCAGAAGATGAGAATGGAGATCTTTATTGGTTAGATCCTACTAATCCTACTGCAACTCCAGTTAAGACAGGTTTGTCTAAAATGGGGGAGATTGAGAAGATTAATCTCAATCAAGGAAACGCATTAAAGAGAATTGCTGCAACTGGTGCTCAATCTCGATTAACTGAAGCTCAAAGGTCAGGACATGAAACTGAGCATATTGAGCAAAGAGGAGAACAAGCTAGATCTACTAAGGCTGCACCTAGCGATACTGGATCAACTACAGAAACTACTACCACTGTAACTGATGCAGAAGGTAAACCTGTAGGAACAAGAAAGACTACTGCTAAGAAAATACCAGGAACTCCTAGTAAAGAAAAATTACATCGAATGCAATATAAGGATAAGAATACTGGTAAGATGCTGACAGTTAGGGTTCCTGAAAGTAAAGTAAGAGAAGCTGTTCAGCATGGTGCTCAAGATTTAGGAGTGTTACCATAATGCCTCCCCAAATGCCAGTTGATTCTAAATACTTTGAGCAGTTTGAGCCTGACAATGATTACTTTAATCAATATGAACATGAAGGTAAATTATTATCTTCTCATGAACAAGAGAAGCCTTCTGAAATTCCTAATAAGATAAACAGTGTTGCAGATAAAGTCAAGTCAATTGCAGATAGTCCTATATTCCAGCGCTTTCTACATGGTCCATCTGAAGAAGATTTAGGGGGAGTTAAATTAAATTCAGATGATGCTGATGTAGAGATTCCTGGTCTATCTAAATTAGGTGCATTAGCTGAAAGGAAATTATCTAACACTGGTAATTATGCTGCTGGATTCTTAGGTGGATTAATAGGTCATGGTTCTGAACTATTAAATAAACCTCTTGGATTTGCTATGCCTGGGGAGGCTAAGGCAGGAGAATATGTAAATAAGATATTAAGTAAACCTACCACATTTGAGAAACTAGGAGTTGGTAAGGAAGCACCTAAAGAAATTCCAAAGACTCAAAAGCTCCTACCCAGTGGGCAATATACAGTTAATCGTGTAGGTGAAGTATTTGGAGGAGAGCAGATTCCTAGACAATCAATGCGGGAATCTCTTAAGGGTAAGCCTGTTGATATTGAGGCAAAACCTGTTAAGTCTGAGGTTGTTCCTTCTAAATCTGATATTGTTGGAGAACAACCAATTAGACCAGTTGAACCTACCAAACTAGAACCAATCAAATTAAAACCAGATGCCCAACAGTATATTGAATTAGTCAAATCTGGTAAATTGAAAGGTGTAGGGTTTCCTGAATTTCAGAAGAATAAAGAATCTTTATTAGCTAAATTAATCTCAGATGAAACAGGCACCTTTGCTCCTTTTGATATGTTTAAAAGTATTAGGGGAGTCAAGGATGAATATGCTAATAACATTAGGCAGGCGGTTGTTGATTCAATTCTTAGGGGAGGAGAACTCAATCTTGAAGGGATACGCTCTGCATTTCCTAAGGTTAGTAAGAAGCAATTCAATAATATAGTAGATGAAATTATTGATAGTGGAGTAATTAATAAGATTGCAGCTAAGGCTAATGAGAAAATAGATAATCCTGCAGTAGATAGATTATTAGAAGCGCTCAGCTCTGCAAAGCCTATGAGAGAAGAGCAAGAAGCTATCTATTCTGCAGAAAGAAGTAAACGATTCAGCGCATTCATGGGAGTTAAGACAGGTGGAATGAAAGGCGCTCAGGAATCTTTAAGTAAGTTAAAAGGTCCAATGGAAAAGGTAGGAGGCGTTCAATTAGATGATGTAGATGTAGATCAATTATTTAATTCTATTAAAAATTCCAAGCGCATTACTCCCGGTGAAATGACTAAGGGATATACAGGATTATTCAAATTATTAGAAGGCGCTGAGGTTCCTCAAAGATCTGAATTACAAGTTCTGGATAGAGTATTTGGAAATGGGTTTGGTCAGCAGATTATTCAAATGCATGGAGGATTAGGACCAATAGGTATTAATGTATCTAAGACTGCTAATACCATGAAAACTATGATG